GAGGATTTGAAGAAAGACCCGGAACCCGAACCACAACCGGAACCGGAGGAAAAGAGAACCACACGAAAAACGGCAAAAACGGCGGAAAACAAGCCCGTCAAGGAAAAGAAAACCGCAAAACGTACAATTACACCAAAAAAAGAAAAAGTGGCTAAAATCGAAGAAAAACAGCCTAAAAAGCCGGAACCCGTGACAAAGAAAGATTTGTTGAATACTGAAATTGATATTTGATTATGAAAGGACGTATAAACATAAACAGACCAACCACCGGCATACAACGTGTTGTTTTGCCACGTGTGGGGTTTATCAAAGTAGGGTACAAGGAAAAGGCGGCAAACGGCAAAGAATACCCAAAAAGCGTTGATTATTTTATACCAACCGGAAAGTATGCAGGATTGTTTACGAAAGCATACGGCGAGAAACCGCAAACAATACAGATTGTTTTCCCGGACGACGCCCCGGAAAAGGTTTGCAATGAAATGTACGAATACCGGGACGACGACGGGCGACGCATAGCATACGGCGACGGGGAAACGTTCTTTGTATGGAACGGAAAACAATATTGTCAATATAGTACAAAGGATTATCCCAATTTGATGGCGGGGGTTGCGGAAAAGCACCCCAACCGTGCCGTATTAAACGGCGGCGACGGATGGATTGTAACGTTAACCGTAACTTTCATTATTCCGTTGGTGCGTGGCGTTGGCGGAGTTTGGCAGTTTACGACAAAGGGGACAGCGTCAACAATACCCAATATCCGTGATACATTCGACGCAATATTGCAAGAAAAGGGATTTGTAAAAGGAATTATCTTTGATATGAATGTACAATTTGCAGTTTCTCAAAAGCCCGGCGACCGTTCCCGTTATCCGGTTGTTACGATTGTTCCAAACGAAAGTGAGGGAAATTTGTTTGCGGTAAAAGAAGCATTTAAGCCCGTACAGTTGTTGGAATAAAAAAAAAGTATTATATTTGTGGCGTAAAACAATCGACCGTTACCGATTGAAAGATATTTGCTAATTAGCTACAAAGCTCCTTTTAGATGTGTAACGGCTCTAATTGGGGCTTTTCTTTTTTAATTATGACTTACAATATTTTGATTGACCAAAGATTCGCCGTTGCAAATGAACTGACTATTGTTCAAACAACAACGCTTGCAGCGTGTATGACATTGCCAACGTGGACTAATACAATTACGGTTGATGGCATTGTTTGGTATCAATATTCAGAAAAAAAAATGGTAGATGATTTTCCGTTGCTTTTTTCAATCCCTAAAAGAGTTTACAAAAACATTAAAGAACTTGCAGACAGAGGATTTATTGAGTTGAGTTCTTTTGGGAAAACAAAGTATCTAAGATTTACAGAAAAATGTAAAACATGGAACAGAAGCGAAACGGACTTTAATCAGTCCGAAAACGGACTAAACAACAGTCCGAAAACGGACTTTAATCAGTCCGAAAACGGACTACAAGACTATAATATTAATAATAATAATATTAATAATACTATGAAGAAAGAGGCTAAAGCCTCAAAAGAAAATCCAAACGGATTTTCACAAGACAATTTTTCAAACGAAGAAAAAACAGTTAAAGCAAGTATTGTTTATGGGTTTACCCCGGAATTGTTGGACGTCAGAAAACAAGTAATTGATAAAGTTGATAATTACTTTGCAAAACTTGTATTCCCATTTGATAGCGATGAATTTAAACGGAACTTTTATATTTTGATGTGTCAACCGAAATGGAGAACGTCGCAAAAGAGTTTTTCAGCGATACAAGCAAACTTAAATGGTTTGAGTAAATACCCGGAAGAATTTGCGCTGATTCTGATAAAAGAAAGCATTTCAAAAGGTTGGGCGGCGTTAGAATATGATTCAACCCCCGAAAAATACGAAAAATGGGAAAAAATGAAACGTTCCGTAAAGACAGAGCAGCAAAGCAGCAAAGAAATTGCGGATATGATGAAGTATTTAAACAATGATTTTGATTGATATGGGAGCTATTGAAAAAAAAGAAAATACGGCTTTAGAAATATATAATACCAAGCCCGGAACAAAAGCCATTGAAGTACGCCGTAGAATGATGCAATTGCCGGAGGTTGCCAAAGCATTAAACCCAGTTGAAAAATATGTTTTCGCAGCGTCAACAAAAACACCAATTGCGGAAATTGACGATGCAAAATTAGTTGAAAATCTTTCGTTGTTGTTTAAGCGTATAGCAATGGACGTTGGTTATATAATACCACAGAATGAAAATGATTGGAATTATATACAATCCCGGTTGTTGGATATTCTGATACGTTATTACTCAGATATGACGTTGGCTGATATTAAGATGGCTTTTGAATTGGCGACGACCGGAGAGTTAGACGAATATTTGCCGAAAGACAGTCAAGGCAACCCGGACAAAAAGCATTACCAACAGTTTAACGCCGATTATTTCGCAAAGATATTGAACGCATACCGCCGGAAACAAAACGGGGTTATACATAAAGCGTATAAGGCATTGCCGGAGCCGAAAAAGGAATTGACGCCGGAGGAAAAACGGTATTATCACAACCAAGTCGTCGCCCGATGTAGGGAGGTATTTTTGCAATATAAATATACCGGGCGGTTTGTGTTGGGGGTTACTGACGGAATGTTGATTTATGATTGGTTGCGAAAGTTGGGTTTTGCCAATGAGATTGCCGGAACCGAGGACGACCGCAAACAAGCACTTGCCCGATATATGCAACGTGTCGCCCGTGGGTTCGTCAACAAATACGAAGCGTTCCACGTCCAACGAAAGGGAACCGACGCCCCGGAATTGGATTTTACGGCGTATGAGATTGCGAGGGACAAAGAGATAAAACGCACGTTCGACCGTATGATTGCGGACGAATTGCAGATTGATAACTATTTAGATTTTTGGAAATGATTGATTGTATTATTGGCATTGAAACAAAAATAATTATATTTGCAACGGGGATAGGCGGAGTAATTAACCGACCGAAAGGGCAAGCCAACAGCCCGTCCCCGTTTCTAATTTGTTGGCAGTTCTTAAAAGTTGGCAATTATGGAAAATGAGATTTGGAAAGATGTTCCCGGATATGCAGGGACATATCAAGTTAGTAATTTTGGGCGTGTAAAGTCTTTGCGTAAAGTATTGAAAGCGGGTTTAAGGAAAGGATATTTATATATTTCTTTGAGAAACAAGAAATTTAATATTCATAGACTTGTAGCGATAGCAGTTATACCAAATCCGGGAAATTTACCGGAGATTGACCATATAGACGGAAACCCATTAAACAACAATGCTAATAATCTGAAATGGGCTACAAGACAGCAAAATGAATTAAATCCAATAACAAGAAGTAGAATTTCAAAAAGTCTGAAAGGACGTAATATTTTATGGAAAGAAAAAATATCTAAAACACTGAAAGGTAGAAATGGAGAATTACACCCAAGGAGTATAAAGGTTTATCAATATTCAAGGGATAATGTATTTATTAAATCATATCCAAATGCTCAAATTGCATCAAAGGAAACACACATTCCACAATCAAATATAAATAGATGCGTAAATAATAAATTAAAAAGTGCAGGAGGTTATTTATGGAAAAAAATATAAGAATTTCAGCAGTAGTGGGAATTGACCCGGGAAGCAATGGCGGTATTGTAACATGGCGACCAAATCAAAATATCAAGGCAATACAAATGCCAAAGGATTTAACAGATTTGCGTAATTATTTGGAATATCTGAAAACCATTTGTTCGCCAATTGTCTTTTTGGAAAAATTGAGCGTGCGCCCGGATGATGTAACGCCGGGTGCCGATGGCGTAAATATGGGTAAATTGTACCGAATACAAAAGATGATGGCAAACTTTGAGCAATTGAAAGCAATCATTTCAGTTTGCGACATTCCGTTTGTTATGGTACACCCTATGAAATGGCAAAACGAATTGAAGTTGCGAGCAAAGACGACACGAAAAAAAGAAGAAAAGAACGAGCGAAAACGCAGATACAAAGAGGTTGCCGGGAATTTGTACCCGGAATTGAAACCGACATTGTGGAACGCCGACGCCACGTTGATAATGCACTTTGGACGATACATTTTGCGCAACAACCCCGGTTGGGTGCGTCAGAATTTACCAAGCAACATGCACGAACGTTTGTTTTAGCCACGTAGAGCGATTTTAATTTCAAAATGGATAAAATATACATGGAAGAAGAAAAAACCACGCAAATCGAAAATCCGGGAAAAATAACGTTGGAAGAGTTCGCCGAGTTAATCCGACAAATGCGACATAACCAACGCAGATATTTTGCCCAACGCAGACCGGAAATATTGGAAACGTGTAAACGTTTAGAAGGTGAAGTTGATGCAATTGTTGCTAAAATAACAGATAAACAAATGAGGCTGTTTTGATTTATGCCCGGAATGTATAACGTTCCGGGTTTATTGTTTTTTCTGAAAATAAAAAGAAAAAATTTTGGTAGTTAAAATATTATGCGTATATTTGCAGTGTCAAACAATGAAAGACCCCACAGCCTAACCAAAATGCAAAAAGACTGTTGAAAGATTAAGTTCGTAAGAGTAGAAAGTAAGCAACGGTATCTACAAAGGGTTAAATGATGGTTCGGTAACCGATTAAATGAAGTGATAAAGCCAAAATCTTTCAGAGTACGACAAACACCGACCGGGCGGGTTCCCGGATAAATTATAAAACTATGAAGTTATTAGAGATTCACAAAAACGGTATTAATGCGCATAATAATGAAGTTTCATTTTATGGCATAGATTTTCAAACAAAAACATTGATGTTTGATGGAATAGAAAACGTTGAATGTGCAATAGAAATTGCAAAAGAGTTAGGATATAAGATTTCTGAAATACAAATGGTGTTTTGATATGTTTATAGATGAAGTAGGAGCAACCCGGCACGCAATAAGCGACAAAGAGTTGAACGAATTATACAAGCGTTTGGAAAATTTCATTGCTGATTGCACGGTTGAGGAAGCGAAAGAAAGCCGGGACGCATTTGTTAAGGTGCAAACAATGATATACCAAAGAATGAGAGAAACAAAAAAATAATATTAACCGCCGGGGGAAACCCCGGCACAAACCGAGAGCAAAAATGATAGTTAAGAAATTAGAATTGGTAAATTTCCAAGTAATTAAAGAGTTTAACGCAGATTTCGACGGTAACGTTTATTTCATTACCGGAGATAATGAGTTGGGAAAATCAACCGTATTAAAAGCAATTGGGGCTTTGTTGACCGGGAACCGTGACGCCGTATTGAAGAACGGAGAAAGCAAAGGTTTTGCAAAAATGATTGTCGGCGACGACGGAGAGGAATACGAGGTTGAATTGAAATTCACAAAAGCAAACCCACGTGGCACGTTATCAATTAAATCAAAGACAACCGGAATGAAAAGTGATAACGTTTCTATGTTGCAAAAGATTTTCGGTTATACAGATTTTGACGCCGTGGAATTTTCCCGTTGGTCGGAAACCGCCGAGGGACGCAGAAAGCAAATTGAGGTTGTAAAGTCTTTGTTGCCGGAAGAAGTAAGAACAAGGATTGCCGAAATTGATACAACCGTTGCCGGGCTTAAAACAGAACGTACCGGAGTAAACCGAGATTTGAAAACCTACAAATCAATATCAGATGCAGCCGGGCAGGGATTGACAACGCAGGATTTGAAAACGTATGCCAAACCAAAGGACATTACGGAACTGATGAAAGAACAGCAGGAAAACGCAAAGTTGGTTGAGAAAGCAAAGGGCGTGCGTTTACGTATGGAAGAAAGAAAGGGGAGATTGGCAGAGATTCCGGTACGTTTGGCAGCCGCCAAAGATTCATACAATAAAGCAATTGAGGCGGCAAAGAAAGCAATGGAAGAAGCCGAAAAGACGTATAAACAAACCGTTTCGGTCGTTGAAGAAGAAAAGAAAGATTATGAGGGAAAAATAGCAAGTGCCGAAAAATGGTTAACAGATTATGAGGCTTTGAACCCGAATAATTTCGATACAGAAAAACAATTGAAAGAAGCCGAGGAACACAACAAAAAGGCTGCAAAGGTTGCCGATTATCTTTCAAAGAAAAAACAAGCAGACGACAAAAAAGCAGAAGCGGAAAAGATGGATTCAGAAATTGCGGAATTATCCGCCGAGCGTGAAAAACTTATTTCGTCGGCGAAATTACCGATTTCCGGGCTTTCGTTTAGTGATGATGGGTTAGTATTAAATGACGTCCCATTTGTCGCCGGAAAGGTTTCAGATTCGCAGATAATGGAGGTTGCCGCAAAACTGATTATAGCAAGTAACCCAACCGTGAAAGTATTCCGCATTGCGAGGGGCGAAAGTTTGGGCGAAAAGAGATTGCAAGCAATTATTGATATTGCCAAGAAAAACGGGTTCCAAGGATTCATTGAAGAAGTTAAAAGAGGGCAGGACGATTTGATTATTGAGGAATACACAGAAAGCGAGTAATTAACCGGGGCGTCGGTTCCCCGGCGTCCCTTAAACAAAACAATATGGAAGTTAAAGAAATGACAATTGCGGACGTGTTGAAAACACCCGCTTTTTATAATAATCTGAAAGTGGTTATTTCCGATTTGGAAAACACCCGCAGAAAAGCCGGAATGATGGCGGACGCACCATTGAAGCGGCACCCGATAGACCGTTTGCAGGAACGAGGAGTTTTTGAACCGGGACAAATGACGGTATTGTATGCAAATGCAATGGATAAGAAGTTGCAGGGATATTCAAGCAGCGAAAGAAAGTTTATATTGGAAGTTGGCGGCGAAGCGTTTAATATTACAATGAAACAATTGGTTGACCAAGAAAAGAAAGACAATAGTACAGAATTGTTTGTTAAATGTTTGGATAATGAAAAAAAGAGAGATAACAGCAACGGGGATGATTAACAACAACGGCGGTTTGCAAATGTATATGGGCGAATTAAATCAATTCTTTGCAATGCACAAAGGTAGCCGCATAATCGCCCGTTTTACCGTTGCGTCCCCCGGTTCGTCGGAGGCATTGAAAGGGTATTATTTCAATTACGTTGTACCAACGTTTAGAACCGGAATTTGGGAGGCGGGCGAACGTCTGACAGATGAACAAACCGAACGCCGATTGCGTGAGTTGTCCCCGGTAATGTATGAGCAAATACCGAATATTGAAACCGGGGAATATGAAACCCGGTTGCGTAAAATATCAGAGTTGAGCAATGCGGAATTGATAGAACACATTGAGCATTTAAAACAGATTGCCGCCGAGGAATACAGCATATTTATTGACGACCCAAAAAGTTTTTAATTATGTTTTGTAAGTGTAACCAACCCCGTAAATGTTACCCGTTGAAAGATTGGCGGGTTATCCGGTACCAATATACGCCGCACGGATATAGCCGGGTTAAATGTTTGAAATGCGGTTGCGTGTGGATTACACGGGCAAATTATGTTGAACAAACGCCCAATAAAGACGGGCAAAAAAGATTTTTTATTATGAAAAAAGTAACATTGAAAGACAGCAAAGGAAATGAGATAAACGACATTATGAAAGATGTTTTGACGTTCGATTGTGAAACAACCGGGTTGCCCCCAAAGGGCGCAAAATGGGACGTTGATTTTGCGGAATTTCCAAATATTGTGCAATTGGCATGGGCGGTAAACGAAAAGGAACGTTCATTTATCATAAAGCCGGAGGGGTGGGAAATACCGGAGCCCTCAATTGAGGTACACGGAATTACAGCAGAGAGAGCAAACGCCGAGGGCGTCCCATTTGCTGACATTATAGACGAATTTTTGGAAGATTGCAAAAAAGCCCGTTTGTTGGTCGGACATAACATTTACTTTGATACGTCAATTGTAAAAGCAATGATATTGCGCATTATGGGTCGTGAATATTACGACGCAAAAGCGGAGGACGCATTGTTTAAGGGCAAACGAATTGATACGATGATGAAAACAATTAAATTTGTTGGCGCATTGTATGCAGACGGACGTCCGGGCAAATATCCGAAATTGGAGGAACTTTACAACAAGTGTTTCCCCGGCGAAACATTCCCGGCGCATGATGCGTTGGAGGACGTGAAAGCCTGCAAACGTTGTATTCCGGTTTTGGTGGAAAATGGTATTATAGAACTGAAACCAAAAGAATATCCGGCGGAACAATTGAAGTTTAACCCGGAACCGGAACCCGCAAAGACCAAAAAGGTAAAAAGGGAAGTTTTAGTTCACGACCCGAAACCGATATTTGCACCGGATGCAGAGCCGGAAAACAAGGTTGCAAAATTGTTAAATGAAACAGACTTTTAAATTATGAACGAAAAAAAAAATGTGTATTGATTGCGTGGATTTTCCGGTATGTTGTTTGTCCGGTCGTTGTGCTGATGATGAACCGTGCGAGTATTTCCAAGAAGAAACCGACCCGGAGGAACCGGGAAACAATAAAAATTAAAAATTATGAGCGAAAAAAAACAAAATGTTATGCCGATTCCTACAAAGGAAAAGTTTTCATTATCGAAAGTAAAGTTATTGAAAGATGGCGGGTTAGACGTACATTATGAAGTAACGGAAGTTGTCGGAAATGAGAGTTACACGAACAAATACCATGTATTGAGTGCAAAAGACATACACCCGGATTTGCGTCATTTGTTTAATGATTTGCGCCCGATTATGGGACGTGTATTCAACATAACGTCATTTAAAACCATGATGGCAACGCCGGAGTTTAAAGCAACAAAGAAACAAACAGATATTGCAGCCGCATTTGCGGAAGAATGTTTGGACAATATAGAGGTTAGGGGCGTTTCTTTGTCCGGGCAAGATGATAACGTAGGCGTCGTTTTAACCGGATTGTTTACCATATCAAACAATCAGAAAACAGCAATCAATACCCCACGAATGAAATATAACGTTGAAACGTTCGGTTTTGAGGAAGAGTTGGAAAACATTGTTTGCGATATTGAAAACGAGGTTTACGAATTTCTGTTTGAGGGCAAAAAGGCGCAAATGGATTTGTTCGGGGCTGATGGGGAACCAAACCCGTTAGTTTACGTAAATGATGCAGACAACGAAAATGAAAATGATATGTTCCCGGAAATGGCAGACCCGGCGGACGATACAGACAATATGTAATGGAGCCAATATTGTTGACCGAGCGTTGCGAATATGAATATTGCGTTGCACGTGGTTACGAACCGTTATTGGATATTCGTAATTTTCGGTTAGATATACGGTTGCGTGTTGAGTTACAACGGGAATTGTTCGGGAATTGCGTTTTAGGACGTGGCGACATTCCCGTTGCCAACCAACGGTTTTTCCGGTGGGTTTGGGAACATAAGCCGCACAGATGCGAGGAAACGTTGCGACCTTTGCACAATTTTTCGGCAACGTATTGTTCCCATATATTAACCCGTGGGGCATATCCGGAAATGGCGCATGACCCAAGGAATATTAATATACTTTGCTTTGAAATGCACAACCGTTGGGAGAATGGCGACCGTGAGAAAATGCGAATATATCCGGGCAACGTCCGGATTATTGAATTGCTTAAAAACGAATACAGAAGTTTGAAAATATGAGGACGAAAAAAAGAACACCCGATTACGGGGCAATTTCCCGCCGTTCAATCCAAAATGATTTTAAAAGGGTACAAAGGTACCCGGAAAGGGAGAAACGCCCGCAAATCGAAAATCCGCCCGAAATAAATGCAGAAAGACGGGTTTTGTTTGTTAGTGAAAATTCTTTTTTCGTCGGTAAATTGGTAAGACTAATAAAACAATCAAACGTCGGCGGTTGGATAGTTGGATTTGTTTACGACGACGACCGGAAAGCGATAAATCATGCCGCCGGATGGTCGGATATGAAAAAAGAATATTTGTTGGATGGTGTAAAATTTAAGTAGATGAAAATCAAAAAACAAACCGGATATAAAATTGTATTTTATACGTTCGTGGCGTTAACGGTTGCGTCATACATTTGGACGTTATGGAGTATTGGAAGTTGGATTTTTAAAGCTATATTTCTATGAGTGTAAACAAAGTTATTTTAATGGGTAACGTCGGAAAAGACCCGGAGTATAAAGATTTCGACAACGGCGGTTCGGTTGCGCAATTCACGTTGGCGACAACTGACAGAGCATTTAAAACGGCAAATGGTACAGAAGTACCGGAGCGCACCGAATGGCACAATATTGTTTTGCAAAATGGATTGGCAAAGATTGCAAAAGAGTATGTAAAAAAGGGCGATAAACTTTATATTGAGGGGAAAATAAGAACCCGCAGTTATGAGGACAACAACGGCGTAAAAAGATACGTTACGGAAGTTTACGGGTATAATATGGAGATGTTGTCGCCAAAGAAAGACGGACAAACAACGCAGCAGGGAGGCGCCCCAACACCGCCGCCGCCAATTCCCGACCAAGACAAAGATGATTTGCCATTTTGAGAATGAGGAACGAAATTAAAATTCAAATTCCGGAGGGTTCCCGGCTGATTGGGGTACGGACAAAGGGGCGAACGGTTATTGTTTCTTTTGAATACAATAAGGAGGACGCAGCCGTTCCGGAGCCGGAACCGATACGACCAATTGGTTTTGCCCATTACAAGGAACCCGCCGGGAAAGATAAAAAATAAAGTTATGCAGTTTAATAGCAAAGAATATGACCCCGAAAAACACGACCGTTGGCGTGCGTTGACCGTCAAACAGCCATACGCAAATGATTTGGTAACGGCGGCATACAAAGACGAAAACGGCGTTGTTTACGGGCGAAAATCAATTGAAGTTAGAAGCAAAAAAACGTCATACCGTGGCGACGTTCTTATTTGTTCGTCGGCAAAACCGGTTTATCCCGGAATGGAAAGCGGCGTTACTTTGGGATTGGTTGAGTTGTACGACGTGAAGCCGATAAAAGAGTTTACGCCGGAGGATTGGGAAAACACCCGGATTCCAAAGGAAAAGAGGGCGAAAATAACAAAGGGGTACGGGTGGTTGATGCGCAACCCCCGCCGGGTTATTGAATTTCCGGTTAAGGGGCAATTGGGTATCTATAATCTCGTATATACAAAAGGTTGTATTGTCGAATATCCTAAAGTTATGGTATTGGATAAAGAGGCATACAATAAAATAAAAGAAACGTATTAGTTTGTTGTATTATGGTTTAATATTATCTTTGCAAAAAAAAAGATGGAAAATTGGAAGTTTATAAACGCTAATTATGAAGTTTCAGACAAAGGTAATATAAAGTCTGTAAATTATCGGGGAACGGGTAAAAGTGCGATACGAAAGCAATCTATTAGTAAAAACGGATATATGCGGGTAATACTATCAGATAATGGTAAAAACAAAACATATTTCGTTCATAGATTAGTTGCGGCGGCTTTTATTCCGAACCCGGACAATTTGCCGGAAATAGACCATATCGACGGCAACCGAGCCAATAACGATGCGACTAATTTACGTTGGTGTACGAGAAAGCAAAATTTGAATTATCAAAAAGCAATTAATAATAAACGTGAAACCATGAAGAAAGTAAATACATGGTTTAAGAAAACCGGAAAAGATAATCACAATGCAAAACCCGTTTATCAATATGATTTAGAGGGTAATTTTATAAAGAAATGGGATTGCATACATGATGCGCAAAGATGCGGTTTTAATCATGGAAATATTATTAGTTGCTGTAAGGGACGTTTAAAACATTATAAAAAATATATTTGGAGATATGAGTAAAAAACAGGTTGGAATTATCCGCAACAATGGCGACGTACATACGGCGCAAATTGGGTTTCATATCGGACGGGTTGGCGTATCTGTTTACGCCCGTGAGTATTGGCAATATCATAGTTGGCAATTTGGGGTATCCATTGATGCAATAAACGGTTACGACCGTTATGTTGATATTGAGGCGAAAATATTGTTTGTCGGCATTGGCATACGGTTTATATGGATTAAAAGAAAGGTAAAACGATGAAAGCAAAGATTTTATTGTTATCTTTGGCAACGCTTTTGTTGGGGGCGTGTCAAAGCGAGAACGAACCAACGGAGGTATTTAATTTACTTCAAAAATACGAGAGCATGGAAGAAAGATACGAGTTTGTAACGAATGCCACGGCGGCAATGATACAGATAAACGCCCCCCGGTATAATTGTAAGATTATCGAAATCGCATTAGCCGGGGGCGATAGGGTACGAATTTGCGTAAAAGGCGCAAAGGAAGATTTGGACGCATTGTTTGACTATGTAAACGAAGCGGGCAAAGAATGAGAGTTAAGCAACCCGAACCGTTCGGCCCAAACAGAGAGTACAACCCCGGCGAACGTTGCGTTTACCGGGGTATGGTATTGATTGCCGAGATATGGACGGCAGCGGATGCACGATTAGCCAACAACAACCCCGCAATATTTACGCAACGTTGCGTTCGCTGCAAAATCCAAAGGGAAGATTGCCCCGGAATAGGTAGGCAATGCGATAAGTACAACAGAACCGACCGAAAAACGATATTTTGGCGGTTGGCATATCCGAAAACAGTAAGAACGAATAAAAAATTAGAGCATGACAGAAAGTAAGTTAAACCCGTTTGATGCGGAATTGTTGGTTATGATTGGCGATATTGCCAAAAGCCAACCGGAGGTCGAGGAAAAACCCGACCGTTACGAAATCACGGTTGACACAACCGAGATACAGGGAAACGCAATTGAAGCACTAAAACAGGCAGTCGCCGGACGATTGGGGAAACGCTTGTTAGTTACCCACACGTTAGACGCCGCCGTTGTTTTCAACGTCGAGTACGACCCGACGGAATACCCGGAACAAATCCGCACCCGGTTAGTTGAGCCGGACGCCACGGCGGGAACCCGATATTGCCGCACGTTGTTAGAAGTTGACGCAATACAGGTACGCCGGGACAATTTGGACGACCTGTTGAGATTTACCGGAGGCGGAACCATGACGATACCGAGAACCCCAAACGGGCGGGCGGTTTATTCGTTCCCGGACGGCAACGGCATTTTCATTGACGCCCCGGAAACGTACTACATTGTCCGGGAACCGGACGGACGATTGACAACCCGCCCGGAAAGAGAGTTTAACCGGGAGTTTGAGCCGAAAGGCGTAAGCGTACCGAAAGAACCCGGCGATAAGGGATGCGGGAATTGCGCCAACTTTACAAACGAGGATGTCAACGGGAACGGTTATTGCGAGGCGTTCAAATGCGAACAATCGTGCGGCGTTATGCCGTGCCAAGAGTACAAACCTAAAAATCAATAAAGCGATGAACAAAAGAGAAAAATTTTTGAAAGAGATTGCCGAGGTTATCAACCGTAATTCTTTGGAGGCGCATTTTAACGATACCCCGGATTACATATTGGCGGAAGTAGCAGTTGAAGCAATGGAGAATTTCGCCGAAGCGTCCGCACGGAGGGACAATTGGCACGGGTTCAAAGAAGCCGATAAGCCGGGCGAGGTTGTGCGGAATGAGGATTGCGACAATTGCCCGGTTCGGGGGATTTGCCCGGAGCATAAGAAGCCGGAGGCGTTCGACGTCCCAAAGGAGGTGCGAGCAATGGCGGAATTTTTCGGCAAGATGTTCCCCGGTTCCAAAGTAGAAATACACCGGGTCGAAATGCCGAAAAGGAACCCACGGGATAAACGCCGGGCAAAGAACAAAAGGAAAGGGGGCAACAATGGGAAAAAGTAATTGCCCCGGACAATCGACGCCCCGAAAAGATATGCGGGACGTGTCGTTATTTTAACCCGGAATATCCGATTAACGGGAAACCCCGCCCGGTATGTTTGGCTTTGAAAGAAACCAAAGACGGGCATACGTATAAAATCACATTAGGAGTTGAACCGCATTTTCATTGTTCAAACGGAAGGTATGAAAATGGAATAGGACGATAGAGCAATAGCCCCGGAAACAAAGACGGGGTTTTGCCGTTTATATGTGAGAGAGAACAAACGATTGGCAATGCGGCGAAAAAGCCGTAAATTTGCCCCGTGGTTAAAAGATAACCGCCGAGATATAGAAAGTATTGAATAAGACAATAAAGCCTATTAAAATGGAAATTCCGTGCAAATAACTTGCAAAGGGGTCAGCAACGTTTTAAGGAGGTAAACAGGGGAAAGGATAAAGCCCGGAACAAAAGAACAAAGGCAAAGGAGCCGATAAGGAACCAAGCCAAAGGACGAAAAGGCGTAAAAGGCAGATTTTGACCCCTGCTTGACATTTAAGGAGATTAGACGATGGAAAAATTGAACAAAGGGCGAAAGCCCCCCGGATACAACAAACGTTCCGAGGAACAAAGGATTTACGATGTACGGTTTTGCGCCGACTTGTTTTTGCGTGGTTATTCGTATCGAGAAATTGCCGACGCATTGAACCGGGATTTGTCCGCCCGTGGCGTTGGTTATACAATTTCGTTTCAAATGGTTTATTACGATTTGCGACAATGCCTTATCGAATGGAAGCGGGAACGGTTGGAAACAATCGACGAATATGTTACGCAGGAATTGCGCAAGTTGGATAAAATGGAGCAACAAGCGTGGGAGGCGTGGGAGGTATCCAAAACCGGAAAGCAGCGCACCAAAGAGAAAACCAACCGGGGGCGTCCTATCAAAACGGATGCGACCGACGGCGACCCGGAATATTACGGGTGTGATGAAACGACCGTTGAAACGTCGGCGGGCAATCCCCGGTTTTTGGACTTGCTGTTGAACATTCAACAACGCCGGGCAAAGATGTTGGGATTTGATGCGCCAATAAAAGTTGATATACCGGGATTGAAAGAAAATACAAATAGCGATGCGCCGAAATATGATGTTGCCGCAATACCGGAGGATTTGTTGTTTGCGGTCGCCGATAAATTGCAAACAGCAGAATATAAAAAACAATTAGCAGAAAAAGGAGTAATTGACGATGGTACGAACAACAAAGAATAATATCAAGAAAAAAGATGAACCGAAACCCGTACACACGTGCGGGAATTGTGGTTGGGGTAAATATTATTACGACCATTCAAATTTGGATATGGACGGGAACCCAATTTGTTTAAAATGCCCGTTTGTCGAAAATCGCAGTATAATACGTTCGGAAAAAGCGTGCGACAAATGGAAAATGAAACAATAAATTGGTTGTTTTTTAAGATTCCCGGTTTTTAAGTCAGAAAAAATACGGGGGTAAGACAAAAATATATGGTCTATTTTTAAGAATTAAACAAAATGGATAAAGAACAATTGCTTAAAATGTATGCAGCATTGAAAAACAACCCCGGCGAGATAGTAAAAGCGGCGGCACGCCATAGGCTGATAAACTTTGCCCGGTACATGCAACCGGATTTGGCTTTGGAACCGTTCCACGTCGTTTATTATACGCTATTGGATAAGTTCGCCCACGGGGAAATAAAAAAAATGATTGTGCAAATGCCGCCCCAGCACGGAAAATCGGAGGGTTCAAGCCGAAAATTACCCGCTTTTATGTTAGGATTGAACCCGGACACAAAAATTTGTATTGGTTCGTATGCCGCCACAATTGCAAGGGATTTTAACCGGGACGTACAAAGAATAATTGACACCCCAAAATATCGGGAAATATTTCCGAAAACCTTTTTGAATGGTTCAAATGTGGTAACGATGGCAAACACGTATTTACGAAATTCTGACGTTATAGAAATGGTTGGGCATAAGGGTTCGTTGCGTGTTGTAGGTCGTGGCGGTGCGTTGACGTCAAAGACCGTTGACGTTATGATTATGGACGACGTTTACAAAGATTATTCAGAGGGTAACAGCCCGATTGTACGCAATGCGGCGTGGAAATGGTACACGACCGTTGTAAAAAAGCGTTTGCACAATAAATCGCAAGAACTGATTGTATTTACCCGATGGCATGAGGAAGATTTGATTGGTAAGATTGAAAAGGGAGGCGAAAAGATTATTGATATTAAAAGTTGGGACAGCATTAAAAATATTCCGGATGGTGCATGGGTTCGCATAAACTTTGAAGCGTTGAAAACCGGGGAACCAAACGAGATTGACCCAAGGGAACCGGGGGCGGCTTTATGGGAGAGTATGCACAGCCGGGCAAAATTGGAGCGTGAAAGAGCGTTAGACCCAATACAATTTCAATGCTTAGACCAAGGAAACCCCGGAAGCGCAGAGGGTAGATTGTACCGGAACCCGTTCAGAACGTACGTTGACAAATCAGAATGGGGAACGTTCGTGCGTAGTGGTAATTATACAGACGTGGCAGACGAGGGCGACGACTTTACATTTTCGGCGTGTTATGACGTTTACAAATCCGGTAATGAGGCATGGAACGAACAAAAGAAACGGTTTGAACCGATTTTGTATGCGCTAATTACTGACATGGTATTTACGCAGGAAAATACAGAAGTAACAGCCGTTACCGTCCCGGAAATGATAAACCGTTGTGGAACGCAAAAAGCATGGATTGAAAGTAACAACGGCGGTGCCGGGTTTGAAAAGTTGATACGTAAAAAGATAAAAGCGATTTCCGAACCATTTTACCAAGGTGCCAACAAGGAAAGCCGCATTATAACAAATTCGGCAAGCGTCAACGCCCAAATCATAATGCCGTTAGGATGGGAGGAACGTTTTCCAAAGATACATGAACACGTAACCGGGTTTTTGCGTGATTTCCCAGCAAATGAGCATGACGACCCGGAGGACGGTTTGACCGGAATATATGAAAAGGAATTGGCGGACGGCGATACAAGACCATACAGCCAAGCAACAAGGGGCATTAAACGTCGTAATTAGCATTCTATTTCATATATGCAAGGATTTAGCCGAAAATATTATAACTTTGCAATAAGTAATGGGGCAAAGGGTTAGCCCCCGGAGATAATAACAAAAGTTTTAACGTTAAAAAATTAAGATTATGGCTATTTGTAAATGCCCGGCAGCAGCAGCGTTGCCAAACATTCCAAACTTTACGTGTGCCGAGAGTTTCGGACAGATTCAGAAAGTAGCGTTTCAGAGATTGTATAAAAGCACCGGAGAAAAAAATTCATTTACCACGTCGGCGGGTATTGGGGAAAAAGCGTCATGGACGCCGTTGTTATCGGCAGTGGACGACACGAAAGTTGTTGTCTCCCCGTATATCCAAGCACCGACAGCAGAAGCAGGCGCACCCCGTACGTTCGGCGGAGGAAACGAAACGTTGGGCGGTATTGAAGAAATTATTGGACGTGAGCCAACCCCATTTACGGCGGTTATGCGTAAAATGCCGCAATCACTGATTAAAGCATTGAAAGATTTGCAATGTGAAAGCGATTCCCAAAATTTGGGGGTTTATTTGTTTGATGAAAACGGCGCAATTGGTGCATTGCAAGACCCGACAACAACAACAACGCATTATCCTATTCCAATTCGTTCTTTGTTTATCGGGGATAAAACATTGGGAGGATTTGAGGCACCCGATAGCAACGCAATACAATGGACGTTTTTACCTAATTGGTCGGATGATTTGACTATTATCGTACCGGAAAATTTTAACCCGCTAACAGACTTAAAAAATGCAGCAGGGCAAACAAACAATAGTGACGTTGGAAAATGAAACATTGAAAACGACACGAGATTTTGAAGTTAGCCACGCCGAAAGACTTTTAAAAATGCCAAATAACGGCGGTTGGCAGTTACCGGAAAATAGTAAATTTGAATTTGACAAAGAAAATGGGCTTAGATATAAGAGAAATAAAAAAGCAGATAACGGAGCCACGGAACAAAGCGGCGATAAGTAGGGCGATTTACCACCAAAACCGCATACGATTTCATGCGGAAAAGGCGTTGACGCCATACATTACGCAACCCGTGACCGATTTTTTGGCTTATGTTTCAAACCTTATACCCGCAGACAAATTCAAAGTGTTCAAAACATTGTTCCGTTACCCCGTAAAGACAAACGAGGTAACGGGCGTTTGTTTTGATAAGTTGAGCCGCATTTTTGACGGTCGTAACCCGGCGTTCAATTATCAGTTTATGAACAGCGAACAAAGGGACGATTGGGAGTATTACAGACAACACGTATTGGAAGAACCCGAAATTTGGAGCACAAAGGGATGGGAATATTTCAAAACCGAAATTAACAGCGTATTAATTGTTGATTTGCCAAAAGAGCAATCCCCCGGCGATAATTACCCGCAACCGTACTTTTATTGGTTGCCAATAGAACACGTTATTTCATACAAGGCAGACAAAACAACGGGCGTTATGCGTTGGATAATATTCCGGCAGGACGACAACCGTATTGCCGTAATTGACGATGAACGATACCGGGTATTTACCGAGGAAAAAGGCAATATTGGCGAATTGCTGATTGATAGCCCGCACGATTTGGGATATTGCCCAGCACGTTTTTTTTGGAACGAACCATTGAGTTTGAGAGAACCGGACGTTAAGGCGTCCCCGTTAACAACCGAGTTGGAAAGTTTAGATTGGTTCCTTTTTTATCATTTATCAAAGAAAAATTTGGATATGTACGGGTCGTACCCGATTTATTCCGGATATGAACAAAGTTGCGATTTTACGAACGGCGAAAACGGCGATTATTGCGACGGCGGGTTTTTGAAAGATAAACAAGGCTATTATAAATTAGACCAAGCGGGTTTATTGATGCGTTGCCCGAAATGCGGAGATAAACGAATTGTCGGGGTTGGTTCATTCATTGAAATTCCGGTACCGGACGGCGACAAACAGCCGGATTTGCGCAACCCGGTTCAGATGTTGACCGTTGACCGTAATAGTTTGGATTATAACGTTAGCGAGGAAGAACGGTTGCGTACAAACATAATTACGGCGGTTGTTGGTACCAACGAGGAAATAACAACCCGTGAAGCATTAAATGAACAGCAAATTAAAGCCAATTTTGAAAGCCAAAGCACGGTATTAAACCGAGTAAAAAAAGGCTTTGAGGCGGCGCAAAAGTTCGTTGACGAAACCGTTTGCCGTTTGCGTTATGGAACAATGTTTATTTCGGCAAAAATCAATTATGGCACCGAGTTTTATTTGTCTGATGCAACCCAATTGCGAGAACGTTATAAGATGGCGAAAGAAAGCGGAGCAAGCGAGGGGGAATTGGATGCGCTACAAAATCAGATTATCGAAACGGAGTACAGACACGACCCAATACAAATGCAACGTATGTTAGTGTTGGCAGAATTGGAGCCGTACCGACATTTGACACGTCCGGAAGTATTAGAATTGTACGAAAAACAGCTAATTACCGAGGATGAATTGCGCATTAAATTGAATTTCGCTAATTTTGTGCGTAGGTTTGAACGTGAGAATACAAACGTTTTGGAATTTGGCAGCCAAATACCATTTTCCAAGAAAATTGAAGTAATAACAAAAAAAATTTATGATTATGCGAGTGAAAGCAGAAACAGAGGGTAAAACAAAGGACGTCGGATTGTTGGACGTTACCCCGGAAAATTTCATTGTCCCAAAAGGGGAAGAAAGTTTTTATCATTGTCGTATTGAGGTTGTAAAATTCAACCAAGAAACGGGCGAAAGAATTTCACGACCACGTATGCAGGTTTTCGGAAAAAAGTTCTTTGAAACATTCGGATTGCACAATTTGCGAAAAATGGGTTATAAAGTTGACATTATGCACGACCCGAACGTTTGGGAGGCAGCGAACAAAGAAAAGATTGAAGCCAGCAAACGAGCAAAGGCAGAAGCAGCAGCAAAGGCGGCAGCAGAAGCAAAGGCGGCAGAACGTGAACAAATGAAAGCCGAAATTATTGCAGAACTGACAGCCGCCGGAGTTATCCCAGCAGAACCAAAGAAAGCCGGACGAAAACCAAAAGCCGAAAAAACAGCAGAAGCAGAGGAAGCGGCAGGCGATAGCCCGGAAAACAACGAGAATGTTTAACCATTAAAAATTACGAATATGGCACAGATTGCACAGCAAGACAATTTGGTTATTGAAGTAACCACAACCGCCGCAGCATTGGACGGCGACACAAAGAAAAAGTTGATTGAATGTATTGAGGGCGGAACAATTACCGACGTTATTTTGGTAACAAAAGAGGTTGAAAAGAAAATCAGCCATGCACGTGTTGTTAGTTGGTTGGTTGACACAACCGGGGATTCCCCCAAATACACAATTGATATTATTAACGCAAACAGCGGAGCAGTAGAAGCAATCGTACTTAATTAATTCAAAGGGTAAGAATATTATGTTAACGAGAGAAATTTTAGTTGCAAATGCGGCTTTGTCGGGATTGTCTGACGAACAGATTACAGCGATAACAGCATTATCGCAGAATGACGAAAACAGCGTTATTGCCAAGAAAACGGGCGAAATTTACGGGGCTTTGGATGCCGATATTTTGGCGGTTTCCGGTATCGCTAAAAATGGAACCGAAAAAACGTATGATTACGCAAAACGTGTAATGGGGGAAATGAAAACAAAAGCCGATGGCGCAACCGGGCTGCAATCGCAGATTGATTCATTGACCAAGGAAAGAGCCCGTTTAGAAAAGGCAATTGCCGATGGTGCGGCAGATGCGGAAACCGTGAAAGCATTGAAGCAGGCAAAAGCAGATTTGCAGAACGTGACAACGCAGTTTACCGAGTTGACAACCAAGTATGAGGCAGAAAAGGCAAACCACGAAAAAGAATTGTTCGGAGTAAGAATTGACAACGCATTGCAGACAGCCGCCGCCGGGCTTAAATTCAAAGCAGGATTCCCGGAAAGCGTAACAAAGGTTATTTTGACGCAGGCGACCGAAAAAGTAAAAGGCATGAACCCGGAATATATAGACGACGGAAACGGCGGAAAGGTTTTGGCGTTCAAAGATGCAAGCGGCGCAATTATGCGCAATCCAAACAATCAGTTGAACCCATTCACGCCCGCCGAGTTGCTGACAAAAGAATTGGAAACGATGGGAGTATTGGAGCAGCAAAGACAACAGCCAGGAGGCGGCACAAATAAGCCCGCAGGCGGTGCCGGAGGCGGCGGAATTACATTGGACGTAAGCGGAGCCAAAACGCAATCAGAGGCGTACGAACTTATTACAAAACAATTGATGGCGCAAGGTAAAACGGTAGGTTCCAAAGAGTTTGACGAAGATATGAGAAAGGTTTGGCAGGAAAATAGTATTAACAAATTGCCGGAGAGACAACCGGGTAATGGGTAAACCCGCATTTAATAACAAATTAAAATAAAAAGACTATGAGTTTAATTGCAACAAGATTACAGAATTGGCGAGTAGAAAACCCGGAGTTAGACCGTAATATGACCCGCCCGTGCGAGTATGGCGCATTAGATTTTTTCATTGAACAGACCAACGCCGGAAATTCCATTTTGTCCCCGAAATTGCGTGAACGTGCGTTTGCCTCAATCGGAAATACGGTACAAGTTCCGGTTATCAATTACGATGGCGACGTTACGGTTAGCAACGTTCGTACGTGTGTTATCCCGGACGATGAAAACACGTCCGCACTTTATACCGTGGTTTGGGCGACATATTCCGTCGGCTTTACAATGGTGCCAACGTTGTATATGAACAACGAAATTTCGTATGAGCACGATTTCAACCGCAAAATGGAAAAGGTTTGCAGAGCGTTTGCAAATTCGTTAGACCAAGCAGCCGTTTCAGCGTTGGAGGCAGGAAAAACCCAAGTATTGAAAGACAAGTTGAATTACAATTTCGCTGCAAACGTTATTGAGGTTCCAACGCAGATGGCAACCGAAATTATGGGCGATATTAACCCGATTATGCGTGCAAATTGTTATCCGGGTTTGGTTCACGTCGTAGGTAACGCCGGAATTGACAGCCTTATTAAAAAATTGGCACAGCACGGTATTTATAACGACGTAAACAAGCGTATGGAATACGAAAATAAAGTGTTCCATTATACAAACAACGTCGTAAATGAAGCTAGCAAAAACGGCACATTCTTTGCCGTAGAGGATGGTAACGTTGGCGTTTTAACACGTGTTGACCGTGAGGCGTTGAACCGCACCCGTGCGAATTTCCACGAATGGGACGTTGTACGTTTGCCGTACATTGATTTGCCCGTTGGTTCGCACTATTACACAGCAGTTGGCGACCAGTCACAGACAGCAGGCGCAGCGAGTGCCGATATGACGTGCAACGTGAAAGAATATTTTGGATTTAGCGCAGATGTTGCGTTTGTAATTGCTTACAACAGCAACCCAACAACCGTTGCAAATCCGATTATCAAAGCGCAGATTGCAGCACGTGCGGGAAATGTACCTTTGGGTATGCCTGTATATGTAACCAACGCCGGGGAATTTCCCGCCGGAGGTGCGAACGCATAACACCGGAGCATAACGAATTATTTAACCGAGGGGACGGGGTGGTTATCCCCGCCCCCTTATTTATTGCAATCTTAATTCCTAATATGGGAAATAAATGGGCGTTTTTATGATAAGAATAAATGAAATATGCGAAGCGTTAAAAAATGTGTGCGGGTGGGAGCAATCATACGACCCGGCAAAGGCGATAGACGACAATTTAACGCAGACGGAAAGTGGGTTGTATTTTCAAGGTGCGCACCCGCTTTTGACGTTGGATAGTATGGCGGCGATTATGCCGGATGATTGGGGGCTGCAATACCCGGAATGGAACATGATATTGCCGTACAAAGCCGGGCAGAAAGTGAGCCATAACGGTATTGTTTGGATTGCTAAAATTGACAACACCGGAGAGGAACCAACGGCAAGCGATTTTAATAATGATTACAGCCGGGAGGATTACGGAAACCCATATTGGAAACCGTATAATATGTTGACGGACTTTTTGGAGAGAATGACCCGAAACGGAATTGCGACCGCAATACAGACGTTTACACAGATTAAGCAGTTGGATAAAGAAACACGTAATTTGTTGGAGCGAAAAACGTTCTTTGATGGTGCCGGACGCATACGGGCGACGTTGCAAAACAATCATAAGTTGGTAGGATTTGAAATTGTCCCGGTTCGTGCAATGGGAGTGACGGCGAAAATTGAAAAGATAGGTTTGCAAATGACCGGGGGAACCGGGGTTGTTAGAATGTATTTGTTTCATTCGTCGCAGATAGACCCAATAAAGACTTTTGATTTGAATTTTACCGTTACAAATGGCGGTTTTCAGTGGTTCCCGTTAAATGATTGTTATTTGCCGTATATAAGCGACAAGAACAACGCCGGGGGGTCGTGGTTCCTTTGCTACAATCAAGACGAATTACCCGCCGGAATGGAAGCAATTAACGTATCAAAGGATTGGAGCCGGGAGCCGTGCGGAACGTGCAACATGGGTTCCGTTGAGGTTTGGCGAGAATTGACAAAGTATTTGCAAGTAACGCCGTTTATGTATAATGCGCCGGAAACGTTCGCAGAATACCCGGAGTTGTGGGATATTGCATACACGATGTACACACGAACCCAAAATTACGGGCTGAATTGCGAAATTACTATTGGATGCGATTTAACGGATTTCATTATTTCCCAAAGGCAGATTTTCCAAACGGTAATACAAAGACAAGTTGCTGCAATTGCATTGCGGACGTTGGCAATGAACCCCAACGTAAGGGTTAACCGCAATCAATCAAACGCAACCCGGATGGATATTTTGTATGAGTTGGACGGCAACACGTCCGGCGTTCGTCCCGGCGGTTTAGGTTACGACCTTAAAAAGTCTTATGAGGCGTTGCAAATAGATACGCAAGGGTTAGACCGTATCTGTTTAGCCTGCAATAACCGTGGGGTAAGATACAGAACCGTGTAATTATATAATTCAAAGGGAAAGTTGTATATAATTTCATGTAAAAGTTGTATTTATGAAACGGATAACCGATTTGCGAAAAAGGGTTGCGGATTTCAACGAGGCTTTGACGTCCGGGCGGATAATACAAAACATTATATGGGACAATGAGTCATATATAGTTGATTTGAACGCCGAGGAACAATTGTTTGAACAAGGTATTAACCGTTTGGGCGTCGAAATTTCGGATTATGCACCATACAGCCCCGTAACAATCGCAATTAAAGAGGCTAAGGGACAGCCGACAAACCGGGTAACGTTACGGGATGAGGGAGATTTTGAAAGTAGTTTTTATTTAGAGGTTGGCGACAAACAATTTGAAATTAAAGCGTCTGACTTTAAAACAGAGGATTTAATAAAAAAATACGGTCGTCAAATATTGGGTTTAACCGACGAAAATATTTCAATATTGATTTGGAAATATATTTTCCCGGATTTAATGGCAGAAACAAAAAAACAAATTTATGGCAAATAAGGTAAAAGCCCCGGTTGTTGACAACCCGGAATTGTTAGACCGGATTATTGGGAACATTCAAAACGGATTGGTTGATAATTTGCCGTGGTTGGATTATGCGTTTGGCAGGGCGGAAAGACTTGTTAAAATGAACGCAAACCAAAAACGCTATTATACGCCAAACGTGTATTCCGGGAAAAACGAATATATGGAAGTTTGCCCCGATGCGGGTATTGGTAATTTCTGTTTCTTTTGGGTTGACGACCCGCAAAATATCAGTTGGGAACCCGGAGTTGATATTGGCATAAAAACGGCGTTTTCGATTATCTTTTGGTTTGATTACAGAAAGATATACAACGATGCAAGCACACGCAACAAAGAGGATTTGAAGCGGCAAATATTGGACGTTTTGAACGGCGGTTTTTTGGTGCGAAATGGAAGTTACAGAATAAACAAAGTGTACGAATTGGCGGAAAACATTTACAGGGGCTTTTCGTTGGATGAAATAGAAAACCAATTTTTAATGCACCCGTTCGGCGGATTCCGGTTTGAGGGCGAATTGAGTATTGGAGAGACATGTAAATTGTAGTATATGGAACATTTTATTTATAACATTATTGTTGTCGCATTAATAGCGGCTTTTGTGCTGACGTTATTACGCAAATGGGGCGTCATTGAATGGGTACAGATTCACGGGAACGATTTCTTTTCAAAGATGTTTAATTGCGATTTCTGTTTGTCGTGGTGGACGTGCGTTCTGATTTGTTTCTTTGCGTTGATATTTACCGGGAACCCCGCATTTTTGGGCGTTCCCTTTTGTAGTACAATGATAACACGTGTTTTATTATGAAGAATGTACAAATAAAAGGAATGAACGTTGAGTTGTATGATTCAATCGAGGATTTGCCAATTATGCGTTTCCACAAGTATAACAAAATGCTTTTGGTTGACGCCGGGGTTGGTTCCGATTTGTCGGATTTTGACCGACATATTGAAAAGGTAATACGTTATTTGAACAGCCCAACGCCAAACATGGCAACCGTTGAGTTGGAAAATATGCGCCAAAACATATATTTCATTCAATCCGAGGTTTCCCCCCGGCATTTGGCTTTTGCCGTGTTGGTTAAATCAATAAATGGTAAACCCCAAAATGATTTGTCAGATGATGGATTGCAACAAACAATGAGTCTTTTTAAAGACGTTGCAAATTCAGAGATAACCGCCCATTTGGAAGCGGTTAAAAAAAAAATAGACGATGAATTGCGTTTGTATTTTCCCCGGTTGTTCGATGATGCGACATTGAAAGAGTATTACGATAAATTGAAACAAAGAACGATTGTTGTATTACGCACAATAATAGACGGTCGGGCAACCGAGGCGGACGCAAAAGAGATTGACGACATTACGGCGGAGTTGATAACCTATTTCAACCCGCAGACGTTTACCGGGTCGGAAAGCGTGGAAATTAGGCATGACAGACAATTTGAAAATATGTGTTTGATATTGTCCCAAAATTTGCATGTTGACCCAAAGAAATTTACCGTTTTGGAATATTACAACGCATTTGAGTATATCAAGGAACAAGCCAAAAAAGCAAACAAGCAAAAAAGGGCAAAATAAGGCGATTTCCGGCGTTTTTATTTTTAGGCGATAAATTACACATTTGAGAAAAGAAAATGCAACAGACGGGGAATTTCCCGTAAATAACTAAACAATCGGCGTATGGCAGATAATAACAACCCAATCAAATATTCGGATTTAATAAGCCCGGATAATTCGATTACAGATTTGATAAAACAATTGGATGAACTTTCGGCCACCTATACAAATGCACTGAAAAATATCAAAGCCGAGGCAATACAATTGGCGGAGATTCTGAAAAAGGTTTCCGGCGCAACGGAGGACGGGCGAAAGACAACCAAAAAAGCCGCAGACGATGCGGAACGTTTGGCACGTGCGCAACGTGATTTGGCGTTTGCAGAAAGCGAGAACGCCAAAAAGTTAGCCGAGTTAAAATTGGCACAGCAGGAAGCGAACCAAATTAATAAACTGATTGTGAAAATAAATCAATCCGCCGAGGGTAGTTATAACCGTTTATCGGCGCAATATTCATTGAATAAGATTTATTTAAACAACAAGACTAAAGCCGAACGGGAAAACACCGAGGAGGGGCGAAAATTGGTTGCACAAACCAAAGAAATATACGAAGAAATGAAACGTTTGCAGGAAGCAACCGGGAAATTTCAATTGAACGTCGGAAATTATACGGAGGCGTCCGACGCAATTATTGCGTATGGCGACAAATTAAAAGAAACGTTAGGTTTAAATAGCGCATTTGGCGAAAGTCTTTTGGCGTTAGGACGTGGCGGGGCTGAAAGTAAAGCCGTTTTTACAGCTATTGGCGACGGGGCAAAAGCATTGGGAAAAACTTTGTTGGGATTACTTTCAAACCCGGTTTTTTTGGCGATTGCCGGAATTGCGGCGGCGGGTGCGGCGTTTAAATGGTGGTACGATTATAACGCCGGGTTAGTTGAGGCAACGAGATTGACGCAACAATTTACCGGGAAAAGTGGCGATGATTTGAAAGCGTTTAGAAATGAGGTGCAAGCCGTCGCCGATTCATTCAACGCAGATTTCCGGGAAACATTGATTGCAACAAACGCATTATCAAAACAATTTGGTATTTCTGCAAATGAGGCATTGCAATTGGTTAAGGATGGGTTTTTAGCCGGAGGCGATGCGAACGGGGAATTTTTAGACACGTTGAAAGAATACCCGGCATATTTCAAAGAGGCGGGAATATCAGCAGACCAATTTGTTGCAATTGTTACCCAAACAAACAAAATGGGTATCTTTTCAGACAAAGGCGTTGACGCAATTAAGGAGGCAAATTTGCGTTTGCGTGAAATGACGACGGCGACGGCGGCGGCTTTGGACGGTATCGGTATTTCGTCGGAACAAGTTCAAAAAGATTTGCAGACCGGAACCAAAACAACGTTCGATGTTATACAAGACGTTTCCGCAAAATTGGCAGAATTGCCGGATAATGCGGCAACGGTCGGGGCTGCAATTGCAGATATATTCGGGGGACCCGGAGAGGACGCCGGATTGCAGTATTTGCGCACGTTGAAAGATATTTCAACAAACATGGATGAAGTAAAAGGGAAAGCCGGAGTTTTGGCGCAATTGCAGGAGGAACAATTGCAAAGCCAAATTGAGTTGCAAAACGCATTATCCGGGTTGTTTGACGCAACCGGAGGGAATTTTGAAACGTTGACAACGCAGGCAAAAGTTTTTGTTAACCAAGGATTGACGGCGATAATAAAAGGGGTTATTGATGTTGTCAATTACTTGATTGAGTTATACAATGAAAGTGTTTTGATACGTGCAATTTGGAATGGGATTGTTGCCGGATTCAAAACAACATTTGATACGTTGGGAAATTTGTTTGGATTCTTTATTGATATAGTCAAAGCAACCGGAACCGCATTAAAGGGGGCGTTTACGTTAGATTTTGACGAAGTAAAAAAAGGATTGGCAGATTATGCAGCAGCGTACGGAAATTTGGTTAAAGCCCAAGTTAAAGACATAACAGAAAATTTCCAAGAGGGTTTGGATGGTATGCAAAAGAAAATAAAACCGTTAACAATCCCGGTTTCTGTTGGAGATACCCCGACGCCACAAACAGACAATAAGCCCGTAACGACACAGAACCCAACCGTAACGCCAAGGGGTAAAAGCGATGCGGAAAAGGCAGCAGAACAACAAGCAAAGCAAATTGAAGCGGCATATAAAAAGAATTTGGAAGCAACCCGAAAATTGCAGGATGCACAATTGCAGTTGGAAACCGACGAATGGGCAAAGCGTCGCCAACAAACGCAATATCAGTATTCCCGCCAAATTGAGGATTTACAACACCAATTGCAGACCGAAAAGGATTTGAACGAAACCGGACGTCAAGCGATAAACGCCACAATTACGGCGTTGGAACAGCAACAAACCGAGGCGTTATTGAAAATCGAACAAGACCGACAATTGCAGGAATTAGCGTTACAGAAAGAAAGCATTGAATTACGTTTGCAAGCAGTCAAAGAGGGAAGCGAGCAGGAAAGACAATTGCGGATGCAGTTGTTGGAAAACGAAAGACAAACCGCATTATTACAGAACCAACAGAAACCGACCGGGCAACAGCAGGACGCCGCGGCGATTAATGCAAGTTTTGACGCAAAGGGAGCCGGAATTGCGGACGAATATTTGCAAGCGCAATTACAGATATTCGACCAACAACAAGCGTTGGCACAATCGGAGTTTGATTTGTTGAGAAATTCAGAAGCCCGGAAAACTCAATTCCGTTTGCAAGCAGAAAAGGAACGTTTGCAAAAGGTTTTAGAATTAAATCAGCAAGCCGCCAATAAATTGTCTGATGTTGAGGTACAAACAATTCAAAACACTATTAAAAAAATAGACCAAGAAATTGAGCAATCCAAAGGGGAGGAACGAGGAACAGACATTTACGGTTTGTTTGGGCTTAATTTGGACGACGACCAAAAAGAGGCAATTAATACGTCTATGCAATACGCATTGGATGCGTTAAATACATTCACGGCGGCACGTGTTGCCGCAGCAGATGCAGCCGTTGAGCAAGCGGATAAAGAGGTTTCCGCCGCACAATCGGCGTTGGATGCAGAATTGGAAGCAAGGGCAAACGGGTACGCCAATAATGTTGTACAAGCGCAAAAGGAGTTGGATTTGGCAAAGAAAAACCAAGAAAAAGCGTTGAAAGAACAACAGAAAGCGCAAAAACAGCAGGCAGCAATACAAACATTGCAGCAAATCGGAAACATGGTAACAGCAACGGCGTTGATATGGTCGCAATTAGGTTTCCCGTTTGCAATACCTGCAATTGCCGTAATGTGGGCGAGTTTTGCAGCGTCTAAAATCAAGGCGGCGCAATTGGCAAAACAGACCGGAGGAACCGGAGGAACGGAAACATACGGCGACGGTACCGTTGAACTTTTGGAGGGCGGTTCGCACCAAAGCGGAAATGATATTGATTTAGGAACGAAACCGGACGGAACCCGCCGACGTGCCGAGGGAGGCGAATTTTTCGCCGTGATAAATAAACGAAGTTCACGCCGTTTCAGAAAGATAATACCGGACGTTATCAATTCGCTAAACAATGGTACGTTTGCACATAAGTATTTAAAATCCTATTCAGACGGCGACGGTTTGACGTTAAACGTTACCGGACAAAGCCCGGATTTACGCAATTTGTCGGATGATGTAAGGGAAATTAAGGAACAGAACCGACGACGGGTTTACGTGGATGGCGACGGAAATACGATTGAAAGTTACAAGAATTTGAAACGTAAAATAAAAAGACTATGACACCAAAATATAGATTCTTTTTGCAGATAGGGGAGGACGGAACCAAACAAACCGTCTGCCCCAATTATAAGGATGATTTAACGTTGGATTATGAGTTGGAAACAAATCAAAGGTTTTACCGGGCTAAATTGTCCGGTAAAATAAACTTTGTCCGTGCTGATTACGATATTATCAATAACGCCCCGTTTGATTCTGAATTTTTCCTATATATCGAAAAAAGCGATGATTGGGGACAAACATACAATCAATACTATAAAGCAAAGTTTATGAAAACGGATTGTACGTTTAATGATGATGATAAATTGGTTACGGTACAGCCGGGAACAATAGACCAATACAACGACGTTTTGGCAGGATTGGAAAAGGAATACAATTTAATTGAGTTGGCCCCACAAATCGAATTTCTTACAATAAGAAAACGCCCATTGATACAAATATACGTTCCAGGAGATAGTATTGTTTCGTGCTTTTTGGGCGGCACGAATTGGGAACAAGACGCAAACGCCACGACTGACCAAAACGCATTAATACAAACCTATCATTTTGCACTATGTAATATTTTGAAAGAAATACAAATTACGTCGCACGGTTCCCCGGCGGTAATATCCGGGCTTTATACTGGGCGGATGTCGACGGGTGTAAGTACTGATGAATTTATGGGAGATTTATACCCGGAATTAAATGTAAATTATTATATCCATATTGCACAAAAACGAGTTGCGGGTGGGCTACCTATTGGGCTAGCAGGTGTTGAGATACGCCGCCGTTCTGATGATGTGGCAATGTTCCGGTATACAAAGATAACGCAAGAACCTTTTGATACGTTGGAATTTGATTTAACCGCCGTTGAGGGTTCCGGAGCAACGGGTACGATGCACGCCGATATGAAAAGTTATAATATATACGCCCGATATTTGGTTGATGTTGATAAAATAGACGATTTAGATACATACCCGTTGCCGTCCGATGATATTGTAGATAATAATAGAAATTACCGCCGGGCAATTGGTTACGAAATCGACGTGGCATTTATATCTAAAAATTTTTCAGATACGCCGACCGAGTGGGGATTAGCCGACAGTGGAAAGTATTTTGCGCCGCCTTATTCCATATATGGACAAACGTTTTATCCAATCGCCCGGTCAACGTGGCGTTATGCGTCGTTATGGTTTGGGTTTTATCTGATGGATTGGATATTAGAGGTAAAAGCCCGAAAAGCATATACTTTGCGTGATGCGTTTACATTGTCGTCATGTATCAATGTGCTATTAAAAGAATTTGCGCCCGGAATAACGCATGAAGCGACGCCGGAATACAGCCAATTTCTTTATAACACAAACAATCCTATTTCCGGGCAGTCATTTAAGTTGCTAATAAGTCAGAAAAGTAATATCATTAATGGAGAATATCAGACCCCGGCGCAAAAAGCCCCGGTTACATTGCAACAGATTATGACGATGTTACGGGATATTTACAAATGTTATTGGTATATTGAGGACAGAAAATTTAAGATTGAACAAGTAAGTTGGTTTAGAAATGGCGGTTCGTATGGATATAACCCAATTATTGATTATGATTTAACGCAGTTAGAAAACGTTAGGAATGGCAAGAAATTAGCTTTTGCGACGTCGGAATATTCATTTGACAAAGTAGATATGCCGGAACGTTACCAATTTGAATGGATGGATGACGTAACAACGCCATTTGAAGGGTTGCCAATAGAAATTACGTCAAAATATGTAACAGCCGGAAAGATAGAAGAAATAAATATTTCCAATTTTACGTCTGATATTGATATGATGTTGTTAAACCCCGGCAATATGAGTTCGGATGGATTCGCATTGTTTGCGGCGGTTACGCCGTCCGGAGGCGGACAATTGGAATTACCGTTTACACGGCAAACCGTTGATAATGTAGAATACTATTTGCAAAACGGTTATTTAGCGTTTATCAATATACAACCGACATATTGGGTTTATGATATGCCCGCACGGAATTTTAAAATAAATAATTCCCCAAATTATGCAATCGGGATTGAGAGAAAGAAAAAACAAACACTAAATTTCCCGGCAGGAACCACAGACCCAAACCCGATGCAGTTAGTTAAAACATATATCGGTAACGGTCAAGTTGATAAACTTTCAGTAAATTTGTGTAGTCGAAACATTAAAGCAACGTTGAAATATGATACAGAATAACAATATTAGCGTATTGCCGTGGTACACGTCAATAGGGCAGCAGAACCACCGTAAAAGTTACGCATACGGGCAAATATACCCATTGTTCGCACCGGCTGATAGATTATTGCCGTTTCAGATAATAAGAAATACCCGTTCAAATTCTGTTACGTCTGTTATTCTATATGATAAAACCGGAAAACAAATTGCAAATATAACAACATACATGAGGGAAACCGGATTGCAAGTTGTTCAGTTTCAGTCGTTGGGATATGATGTAATATTATACCCGGCAATATTACCCATGCCGTTAAATCAGTTTGACGGAATTTATTATTTGCGGTTATCTGATGGCGTTCAAACGTGGTATTCTGAAATGTTTACGGTTGTGCAGGACGTTTCCGGTTATTTGAAAATTGATTGGTGGGACATTGAAAATTTAGTGTTTGACGCCGGACAAATAGTTTATAAAAATCCGACATTCAAAAACATGTTATATCTTTGTACCGAGTTAGGAAAACCGGATTATGAATTTGAAGAGGACGGCGAGAAAAGGGACGGTTATTTTTTCCCGGAAAAACAAATTTCGGTAAAGACGTTCAAATGTACTATATTGGCACCGGAATACTTATGCGATGTTATGCGTTTTATTCGTATGGCTGATTATATACACATAACGGATAAATACGGCAGGGAATACGATTGCGATACGTTTCTAATTACCCCAAAATGGCAGACGCAGGGGGATTTAGCGAGTGTTGAAATTGAATTTGACACGGCGACCGTTGCCAAAAAGATAGGGCGGGGATATATTACACCCGGAAGCAAGGGAGATTATAACAACGATTTTAATAACGATTTTAAGATTTAACAATTATGGGAGGTTACACAGAATTAAAAGCCGCAATTGCCGCCGTTATCAAAACGAACGGAAACAATGAGATTACCGGGGCAATTCTTCAAAACGTGTTGAAAACAATTGTATCGACAGTTGGAGCCAACAGAGCCTTTGCGGGTATTGCAGATGCAAATACCAACCCCGGCACACCGGAAGGGAATGTTTTTTATGTCGCTTATACGGCGGGAAATTACGTAAGTTTTGTTTCGGGTTCGACTTACATAACAGTAAACCCCGGCGAATTAGCCATTTTGTACAATCGTACGGCGGATTGGGGTAAATATGTTATCGGTTTAAGTGCCAACGGCGTTTACTCTTTGTTGGATGCCGTTAACCAAATAAACGCAACCGGGCGTTTCAGTTATAACGATACGCCCGCATTGGGGTCAAATGCCAATTCGTTGCGTGTCCGTACTTTTTTGGTTGCGGGTCAACCATACCAATTTACATTAACGCCCGTTGGAGGCAACGCCCCGGTAAATATACAAGGTATTAAAGCCGACGGAACATTTGACATTATTGGCTCCATGACGTTAACGCCCGACGGGACAACGAAAACCGTAACGCCAACCAAAAATTATTACGGGTTTACGCTTTTTTACGGTTCCAAAACAACCGCCACGTCTGTAAATGTATTGTTTGAAGCTCCGACAACCGAGGGAATGGGTTTGCCGGACGGTATGGGGGACGCAACCAACTTTTACCCCGACCCGTTTATTGAGGCGGGTTCGAATATTAAAGAATTGGAGGGCGTACAAAATATTACAGTTACAGGAATGCCGGAATATTACGCCGACCGTATTGTTTTGCCCGTGGGTTCGTTTTTAGGGGTTTTATTGGATTTGTCGCAATTCCCATATAATCCAACAACGGATTATCTTAACGCATTAATGAAAATTAGTGCGCCGGGTACAGGTCATTTGTTAAATGTGGCATTTGACCCTACAACGTCGGGTGCCTTTAGTTCAGCCGTTCAATTAACGACCGACCCGCAATTTGACGGTTGGGTATCTTTTTACAATGTAACCGGACGTTCGACGTTATCCAACCGTTGCCGTGTAACATTCGACAACCGAAAAGGTACACAGCCGTTAACGATTTACCGTTGTATGATGTGGACGGGTCAAGATGTAACCCCGTTCGGTATGTTCGCAAAACAGGCGTGGAACGCATGGAAAAAGGTAAAAGATATTCCCATTAAAACAATTAATTACGCCCCGTATTACAACGGATTTAATTTACAGGGTTCAGCAAAGAATGTTGTAAGAACACGCACAACGTTGTCTTATACGGTGAACGATGCCGGAACTACTGCATTTATTGGATATGATTTCAATTTGGCGGATAGTCCGTTTGAGATTGGCGACGTTATCGGTTACGGTGCGGATAATGTGGTTGTAAGTAGTGCAACCACTGCCGCAATGTATTGCATATTTTACAATGATTCAACCGAGATTTCCCGGTTAGCGTTACAATTAAGTGCAGGCGGTTTTTGTACTCACTCCGGCACAATTCCGGAGAATACAACCCGTATATTGATACGTTTCCAAATTAGTGGCGTTGGTGCGGCAATATCGGTTGGCGACAACTATTTGACAAAAGGCGAAATAAACAAATTGAGCGAATGGGAACGCCAAAGCATAAAGAGCGGGACAACTGTAAACACAACCGCCGCCGTTGTTTACGTGGATGCGGTCAACGGAAACGACACGAACCCCGGCACGACGGAAAGTGCCGCATTAGCGACGTTTGCCGCCGCATTTTCCAAAACAGGCGTTGATACAACAATTATATTGATAGGGGACACGACCGAACGTTTGAATATCAAAACCAAGTCAAACCAACGTTCCGTCCGTCTTATCGGTAAACGTGGATTAGTTAACCGTATCATTTGCGGAACAAAAATTGATAGCGGAACATTAGTTGCGGGTACAACGAACGTTTACCAAACCCCGTTGTCGTCCTTTTCATCTGCCGACCATTTCCAATTGTTCCAACATGAGGTATTCGACGAAAGTACGTTGATACCGGACAACGAACGCCACCCGTTACAACGTGGGAAAACGTACCGTTGTGATAGCACAAAGATAACCCGTGTTACGTCGTTGGATGCCGTGAAAACGTCCGGGGGTTACACGTTCTTTTATGATACAGACGCACAAATGTTGTACGTCAAAATCAAAGAGGGTACAACGTTAGCCACCAACCCGGTTTACATTCCGGGCGGTTCCGGTATTTCCGGCAATGACGGTTCCGTTGCTTTTGAAATGGTTAATATTGAATGTTGGTACGGTTCAATTTCGTTAAGGTTTTGCCACGGCGGACGGGCGATTGATTGCGCAGCAAAATACGCATTTGGCGGCGGTGCGTGGTCGTGGGAGGCGGCAATTGGTGTGGAATTGATACGATGCGAAGCGGCACGGGCGTTTAGCGGTTCGAGTACCGGGGACGGGTTCAACGCACACAGCACAACGACTGACCCGGCATTGGCGAAACATACCGTTGCAACGATGATTGATTGTTGGAGCCACGACAATAACGACGACGGATATAGCGACCACGAACGTTGCGAAACAACCATTATTGGCGGATTGTTTGAATACAACGTAAAAGCCGGATTAACGCCCGCTTTTGGTTGCCACGATACGATATATAACGCCTATTGCCGTAAACAGGTTAATAACGGTATCGCATTAGTTGGAAGCGCAACGGCGGCGGAGGGCGGCAGAGGTTCGCAAATATTCGTGATTGGTTGCATTTGCGAGAACAACGCAAACAATTATTACGTTTCCGGCGATAAGTCCGGGAAGGATGAAAATTTTGGTAAGTTCGTAAATTGTATATCTTTGAACGGTTCAAAATATGGGTATTTGTGCGGAACGAACGCCCGTATTGAATTGAACAATTGCACGGATAGCGGAAGCCCGACGGCAAAAAGTGGCAACATAGTAGTCAACAACGCCGCATTAGTTGAATAATTAACCGAGGAAAGGGGCGACAATAAAAAGGTCGCCCCGTACCGATTTAACCATTTGGAAAGTATGCAAGAACGTAACATTATCAACGGAACAACCACGGTTGACAACCGCACGGAATTTATGTTGTGCGAGATTATAAAGCAATAACCAAAACGGGGGCGGTTTACCGCCGCCCCTTAACTCTTTATTTATGGACGATATGGATAAAATTTTTAGTTGGGAACAATGGCGTATTATTGCCATTTCAACGGTTAGCCCGTTATTTGTTATGTAACACCAACAAAGGTTTTTGTTGTTAGGGAATATTTGAAAAAAAATATTTTATCAAAATATGCAAAGTTTAACCCGGTGCGGAACAATCCGCACCACAATTAAAAAAAACGATGGAAAAGTATTTTTATTTCATTCAACACGACATGAAAGTTTGTTTGATAATAATCTTTGTATGTTGTGTTTTTGTAGTATTTGCGACATTCTTTGATTTTTGGACGGCATACGAAGCCGTGAAAGCGAGAAAAGAAAAATTAAGAAGCCACCCGATGCGGAAAACCGGGCAAAAAATCATAGACTATTTGCGTTTAGTTTTATACGTATTGATGATTGATGTTTTGGGACTTATGGTTTTTCCTTTTTACAGTATTCCATTTTTTGTTGTATTACTGACATTGGGTATTCTATTAAGGGAGGGTTGGAGCGTGAAAGAGAATTACGAACTCAAACAAAGCAATGCAGTTGAGGCAATAGATATGGCGGCGGAAATAGTCAAGTGTATAACGAAAGAAGAAGCCGAAAAGCTAATAAAGGCGATTAATGATAAACATAGTATTAACAAGAAAAAATTCAAATGATTATGGCACAATTAAAGCAATTATCAGCAGGCAGTAGCCAAATTATTATGATGATGTTCCGGGATAAGAACAACGCCCCAATTAAGGCGGATTCCGTACACGTCAAAGGTTCGATTTTTACCGGAAGCGGTAAGCCGTTTGAATTTGAGGTAAACAAAGGGGTTTGCACCAATTGTAAGATTCAGAACGATATGTTGTTGTTTAATATCGTTCCGCTTTTGGGTTTGGGGCAAATGCAGGTTTATACGCAAACTTTTTTGGGCGATGCAAAAGCAATAACCGGAACATACATTTCAGAGAACCAACAGAAATTGGGCGTTGAAGTGGTTCAGAAAGGTACATTCCTTTCAGATAGACAGGGCGCAATGTGGGTTGATGTATATTTGCCAATAGAAATTAATGATGCAGCACAAATTCCGTGGATTCCGGCAGGAGCGGACGAACAATAGATTAAAGATTATTTGGATAAGTATGTAAAAACCCCGGCGTTTGCCGCAACGCTGGCGGCATTGGGCGGGGCAAGCAAAAACCTTTCAAATGTTGATGCAAAAGACTTTGAGAAAAAAGCAAAGGACGGTAATTTTGCTCAGAATGATTTAGCGGACGTAGATTTGGCAAAACTCAAAGAAAAAGGTTTGTTGGCATTTATGGCATTTACCGGGTATCAAGTCAAGATGAACAACAAGTATTACGGATATAATTCTTTGAACCTTGCAAGGACATTGATTTTCCCCGAACCCGAAACGGAAATTAACAATGATGTTACATATATGGGGGATAATACATATTTGTCAGTTAAGACAGCAGCAAAGGTAAGTATATCTAATAATCAGCTAATTGTTAAAGATAATAACAAGGATTTGCCCGTATTTTCTTTGTTTAAGCGATATAACAGATTTGACACCTTTGTTTGCCGTGGTAAAAATTACAAAGCTACCGTTAAAATTACAGACAAACAAAATGCCTTTGTGGTTGCATTGATGAAGTACACCGGGTCGGAAAATGTAGCACCAACACCGGAATTGGTAAGTTACAATAACGACCAACCGCAATTCAATGCAGGATGGAGCATTTCTGACAAATTATTTATATCAGAGGATGCAGTGAGCGGAATCCATGAAGCAACAAAAACATTTGTTGTTCCTACTGACGCAAAGGAATTTGCGGTAATTATATTCCCTAATGCTTCGCAGATACCAACAACTATGGTATTGAATGATTTTGAGGGGGATATAACCCCGTGGTTTAATCGAATGGTAATAACAGATAGTTCGCATATTTCGGAAAAATATTTGGAGTATCAGAAAGACTATGCAAAATTTGTTGTTATGACCCCAGCAGGCGATGCAAGTTACCGATATACGTATAACAAGACCGCAGGAAATATACCTTTGGGCATTAAAAAGGGTTTGGCTTTGGTTAGCAATAATAACGCATGAGCAGACCCCGGAGCGTCAGACCCTAACAAAGTTCAAGGAGATTTATTGGCAGAGGCGGACGGAATTATAACAATTCAGTATTCCGGGCAGGCATATAACGAAACAAGCACAATTAATGAAGCCAATTTTTGGGCTGCAAAGGTTGCGCCGGATGGTTCATTAACGGAAGTTCCAAACAGCCGATATTCAACAACCATTGAAGCAAACAGAAAGATTGCCAAGAACATTCAGTCTAAAAGTATATCATTCCCAATTCAGCAGGGCGAGTCAGTTAGATTTTTGGCTAATTCAAACATTGATGATGGCTTTTATCTGCAAAGCGGAACAGACGGAAAACCTTTGTTTGAGGTTATTATAAACTTCAAAGAAATGGTAGGTATGCCGTTTATACCGGATGAGTTAGAAAAGGGGGCAACAGAATTTTATGAATAATAACCGGGGCGAAAAGCCCCATAAAACAAAATAAAAATGGATAAGATAATTATATTAGATGCCGGACACGGCAATAATACAGCCGGAAAACGTTCCCCCATTTGGGGGGACGGTTCCCAATTGTTAGAATGGGAGTTTAACCGTGATATTGTACGCCGTATTGCGGCGATGTTGAAAGCGGAGGGAATAAAGTTTGAAATTTTGGTACCGGAGGACAACGACGTATCATTGCCGGAGCGTTGCCGCCGTGCAAACGTTATCCATGCGGATTGCGGCAACAACGCCGTTTTGTTTAGCGTTCACGGGAACGCCGGAGGCGGCACCGGGTGGGAATGTTATACCAGCGTAGGACAAACGAAAGCGGATGCAATCGCAACCGTTCTTTGTAAGGAGGCGGAAAAAGAGTTTGCCCCGGATGGTTGGAAAATGCGTTTTGATTATATAGACGGCGACCCGGACAAAGAAAGCCAATTTTATATACTGAAACATACGGTTTGCCCGGCGGTATTATCCGAAAACTTTTTCATGGACACGGAGAAAGATTGCCGTTTTATGATGACGGACGCAGGACGTGAGCGTATCGCCAAAGTACATTACAATACAATAAAACGTATCTTATGAAAAAATATCTAATAATAGCGGCAATTGCTTTGGCGGTTGCCGCCGTTGTCACTATATGGGTGCAACGTTCCCGGATTAATCAGTTAACCGGGGAAAGGGACAAATACAGAACCAACACGGAAACGTTATTGCAGGACGTTTCCCGGTACCAAACAAAAGATAGTTTGAACGCCGCAAAAGTTGGGGTTTTGGAACTGAAATTGTCAGAGTTTGAAAAATACCGGGCGAGCGATGCGGAGTTGATAAAGACGTTGCAGACAAAGAACCGGGAGTTGGAACGGGTTACAACAACCCAAATGGAAACAATCAACGAATTGCGGGCAACCGTCCGGGATAGTGTTGTATATTTGCTCGGCGATACGGTTACGACCGTTTTACGATGCGTCGATATTGTCGAACCGTATTTTGAGTTGCACGGATGCGCCACGCCGGACGGACAATTTACCGGGACGCATATAAACCGGGATAGTCTGTTGATTGTCGAAACGGTGCAATACAAACGTTGGTTAGGTTTTTTATGGAAAACCAAGAAAATAAAGAACCGGGAAATTGATGTTATCAGCAGGAACCCGCATACAAAAATAATGGGGGTTGAATATATAGAGATTGAAAAATGAGTATTTTTGTATCAAATACTTTTTCATTCCATTTATAAGATTGTTTTTAAGGATTAGCCGGGTTTTCCCCGGCTTTTTTAGTTTTGCCCATTTTTATCCCCGTAGCGGGCTTTTCTTTCCCGGATGGATAAATTACACATTTCGCCCGAAAAAGTGGCTTAAATCGAAAATTAGACCAAAATAACTATCTTTTGAACCAAAAACAGAATTTTTTTGCCATTTTCCGATAGAATAAAAGAAATTCTTTTGGTAATTAAAATAAAGGTTGTATATTTGCATTGTCAAACAACAACGACGGGGCGTTTACCCCGAACAATTAAAAGAAAATCAAAATGGCAACAACAATTTACAACGGTTTATTATACACAACAAAAGAAATTAATCGCAATTTCCGCATTAAAATCAACGGTATTGTTGACGGTAAAAAGGTTAACAAGTTGGTAGGCGTTAAAGGATTGATTGAATTGATTGGCGTTGAAATGGCTAATAAGATGTTGCGCCGTGCATTTAATGGCACCGATGATAAAACCGTTTGCAAATTGCGCCGTTGTATCAAAATTTCATTTTACGTTAAATAATATCCGACCGGGCGGGTCCCGGAATAAATTCAAAAGAACATGGAAAAGAAAAGAACTATTGCAACAGACATTGCAGAAATTGCACAAAGATTGGACGGACACGTTGATTTTAAGAGTATAAGACATTGCCAATTGATATTTGAGGATTGCAAAGAAACCGGGGTAAATGATTTGTATTTTATCGGAAAGAAATTTGGGCTTTATTTTTATACAAGCCGTTCCGCCGTTGAAAGTATTTGCTATCTTGAAAAAAAGAAAATGCCAACGTATGTTGCAACAGAAAGTACGTGCAATATTTACGAAATTGAGTAATAAACAGCCGGGGAGCAATCCCCGGTTTAATACTTAAAAGCCATGCGATACGCATTAAGAAAGCAGGATAAAATAAAAGCAGTATTGGGCAATGAATATTTGGAAAACAATATTCTGCAAAGCCTAAATAAATACTTTGAAAACAGCGACAACGACCGGATATATTCAGATATTGAACCGGACGGGTACGTTACGGATTACGGCAACAAATACCCATTGTTGAGGATAAACGACGTTGCAAACAGCGACGCAATGTTAGAATTTGCCGTTATGGGGCAAATGTACGATGTATTGAATTTGTCTTATGTTGGTAGAATGAAAGGTTAAAATATGGACGTGATAATATTAATTTTCTTTGTATTATTAATTGCAACCCTATTATTGGGTATATGGCAAATAAAGAACCCTAAATTAAAAACCGCTGATGATTTAAGCGACGATTTGTGTTTATATTGTCCTTTGGATGATGACGAAAAAGGAACCCACGGCGTCCCAAATGGATATATAAGTTGTGAGGGCGTTGTTGCCAAGAAGCGTATGAAATGTATATTGAGGAATGGACGGAATAACAAATTGTATGGAAAGTATAATAATAAAAGAAATTGAAATGATGTTGGAACTACCTTTGCACGAAAGACAAAAAGCGTATTTCCAAGACTTATTAAACGCCGCAAAGCCCGTTAAAATAGTTCCGGCGGCTGATGTATTGGAGGATTACGAATTGGACCACATACGGCACGTAATTAAGCCAAAGCCGAAAGAATGTTATCGAAATTCCCATTTACTTTGCGAGGCGTTCCCGGAACGGATTCTTTATTGTGAGGGAAAAACAAACGTCCCAATACCGATTGACCATGCGTTTAACAAGGTCGGCGACGCATATATTGACATAACATTTGAATTTGCGTTGCATGAAAACCCGTCAATATATGAGTACGTAACATTTGGCGAGTACGACGCAAAGACCATACGAAAAGCAGTATTGGAAACCGGATATTACGGCGAAATTTACAAATGGTTGTATTATCAGAGTAAGAAATAAAAAGACCCCCGGCGTCATAAATCAATATGCACCGGGGGAATTTTACGCAGTAACCGAGAGCGATATTTGGTTGATGCGGTACCACAAAAATATATTGTTTGCCGTAAATTGCAAAACAACCCGCAAAAATAAATTTGAAATAAAAGTATTTATCTTTGGTAATTAAAGAAATATTTGTACCTTTGCATTGAAGTTAAGCCCACGCACGGGGATAGTGCGAAATAATATGAATATCAGAAAAGACAAAGAATTGAACATTTTGGCGAAAGCAGCCGGAAAGAAAGCAACAGAAGTTGAAACAATCATTGTAAATCAATTAATCCAAAAGGAAATGATACAAGACGACCCGAAATTTTGGGGATGCACTTTGTTTGATAGTATCGAACGTGACGTTCCGGTTTCTGATGTTGTCGGCATTATCAAAGCAACCGGAATTTCGGTTGTACGTTCCGAACATTTGGACGCATTTCTGAATTTGGTATTGGTCGGAAAAGGAGATTGCCCGGTATGTGGCGGAGAAATGGAAGTTACCGACGCCGATTATAAATGTTGCGGCGGCGATGGGTATTTAACCCCGTATGAATACGAACCGATATTTGAGGAAAAAACCTGCAAACATTGCGGACACGTAGAATAATAACCATAAAAATAAACAATATGAAATTAAGAGTAAATGAAGCAATCGCCCGTTCCGAGGCGAACGGAAAAAAGGTATTGAAAAAGGATATTGCAGCCCGTTTATTTGAGGGCGCAAGCGAAAGCGCACAGCAGGTAAATATGACAAATCTTTGCAACGGGACAACCAAAAGGGTTGTTCCGGAATGGGTAGTAATAATTTGCGAAATGTGCGGTTGTTCCGCCGATTATCTGTTTGGATTGGAGGATTAAGAAATGAAAAGGATAGTTGAAAGAATAGAGAAAATGACCGACGTTGTTTTTTCTGACGAATGGCAAAACAAGTTCTTTACATGGTCGTTCGGCATAATGTGCGCAATTTGCTTTATTGCCGGATTTTGGAATTATGCCCATTTTCTATTTGCCGGAATGTTTGGGGTTGCAACATATATGACATATAACGAAAAAAAATAATAATATGAGAGCGAAAAAAAAACAGCCGGAAACGGTAAAAGAAATGGTTGGCGCATTGCAAGGCGCAACAAATGCGATGGGAGATTTGGCAAAATCAATGGGGCAATTGCCCGCCGATAAATTCCCGGAGATAGACGAGGAACAACAGATTGTTGCCGGATTGGATGCGGTCGAAATAGAACAACCCGCCGGGGCTTTTGAAATTGTTCCGGGAATGACCATTGAGGAAATGACGGCAATGTTCTTTGATGGTGCATTAATCGAACCGCCGTATAAAGTATGGCAGCTAAACAGCAAAGGACACCGATATTATTACAAGTTTGACGACAACGGAACCCCGGAATTTTATCCGTCAGTTACAACCATATTATCGCAGACAATGCCAAAATCGGAATTTCTGATTAAATGGATTGCCGAAAAAGGAATTGACGAGGCGGAAAGATACAAAGCAGAACGGGCGGCGTATGGTACATTCATGCACGCCCAATTTGAAGAACTTATAATTAACCGCTTTTATGATTTGGACGGACTGAAAGCCAAATTGAAAGATTATATTGATAACAACAAATTGCCCGCCGATTTCATTTATTACGCTGATGATTTCAAAAAGGATATATTGGCATTTGCGCAATTTGTTTTGGATTATGACGTTAAACCGTTAGCCGTGGAAATTGCGTTGGTACACCCCGTTCATAATTACGCCGGAATGATTGATTTACCGTGTACGATGTTATCAAAGCCCGGTTCAAAAGAATACATAAACGCAATTGTGGATTTCAAAAGCGGGCGCAAAGGATTTTACGAAGAAGCGGAAATTCAGTTGCATTTATATGCGATGATGTGGAACGAAAATTTCCCGGATATTCCGATTGACCGTGTTTTCAATTTTAGCCCGAAAGATTGGCGAAAGAAACCGACGTACAATTTGAAAGACCAAACAGACAGCCCGAACGCAAAGAAAATCCCGTATCTTTTGGAGTTGGCAGCAATTGAGGACGAAAAACGGGATAATACATTTACGGCGGTTTCCGGGGAAATATCATTGGATAACGAACCGGATTTGACAAACAATATTGTTTCGCTGACGTTGGCGGAACTTGTTAAAAGCAAAGCCCCGGCGGAAAAGAAAAAGCCGGAACCGGAAAAAGCCGTTACCGTTGAGGATTTGAAGAAAGACCCGGAACCCGAACCACAACCGGAACCGGAGGAAAAGAAAACCAAGACCGTAAAGAGAACCACACGAAAAATGGCAAAAACGGCGGAAAACAAGCCCGTCAAGGAAAAGAAAACCGCAAAACGTACAATTGCACCAAAAAAAGAAAAAGCGGCTAAAATCGAAGAAAAACAGCCTAAAAAGCCGGAAACCGTGACAAAGAAAGATTTGTTGAATACTGAAATTGATATATAAAAGCAAGGGGCGGAAAGCCCGCCCCCGTTTCTTATTTGTTGGCAGTTCTTAAAAGTTGGCAATTATGGAAAATGAAATTTGGAAAGACATTCCCGGATATGAGGGGTATTATCAAGTTAGTAATTATGGGAGGGTAAAATCAATGTATTTTAATGCTAAGAAAACATTAGGATATAACATAAAAATAAACCCGAAAATAATTAAAAATGGAATTGATAGACATGGTCATTTATTTGTCAGATTGTATTTGGGTGACAAAATTAAAAGATATTCAATTCATAGACTTGTTGCGCTTTTATTTGTACCAAACCCCAATAATCTATCAGAAGTAAACCATAAAGATGAAAATCCGAAAAACAATTATGCTTGTAATTTAGAATGGTGTTCTCATAAATATAATATGAATTATGGAACAAGAATAAAAAGGCAGGCAGAAAAGATACAAACGCCCGTTTCCCAATATGATATGAAAGGGAAATATATAAAAACGTATAAAAGTATAAAGCAAGCATACGAAGAAACGGGAATAGATAAAACGGGTATCAGTATGTGTTCAAGAGGATTGTTAAAAACGTCCGGAGGATATATTTGGAAGAAAGGAGGAAAAAATGAAAGGTAGAATAATGCGTAATGAACCAATAAATAGAATATCATTACCTATAATTGGGAAAATAAAAGTTGGCGTAAAAGATGAAAAGGGATTACCTAAAAGTATAGATTATTTTGTAAGCACCGGGAAATATGCAGGATTATTTAAGAAAGCATACGGAGAGAAGCCGCAAACAATACAAATAGTATTTGCCTATGATGAACCGGAAAAGTCATGCCGGGAAGAATATCAATATAGGGACGATGCGGGTAAATTGGTTGCATACGGCGACGGGGAAACGTTCTTTGTATGGAACGGGAAACAATATGCACAATACAGTACAAAAGATTATCCCGATTTAATGGCAGGCGTTGCGCAAAAACACCCAAACCGGGCTGTTAAGAATGGCGGCGACGGATGGATTGTAACGTTAACCGTAACTTTTATTGTTCCGTTGGTTCGTGGCGTTGGCGGGGTATGGCAATTCACGACAAAGGGTACGGCGTCAACAATACCCAATATCCGTGATACATTCGACGCCATATTGGAAGAAAAGAAGTTTGTCAAAGGAATTATCTTTGATATGAACGTACAATTTGCAGTTTCTCAAAAGCCCGGCGACCGTTCCCGTTATCCGGTCGTTACGATTGTTCCCAACGAAAGCGAGGGAAATTTGTTCAAGGTAAAAGAAGCATTTAAGCCCGTGAAGTTAGTGGAACAAAAATAAAGTATTATATTTGTGGCGTAAAACAATCGACCGTTACCGATTGAAAGACATTTGCTAATTAGCTACAAAGCCCTTTTTAGATGTGTAACGGCTCTAATTGGGGCTTTTCTTTTTTATCTATGAAATACAACGAGTATTTACAAAAAGGGTACACAAAGTTAGATTTTAACATTGTACCAAGACAATTGCACGTTTATTGGTTATGCAATGATGTTTCAAATGACATTTTGAGGGTAGGAATAACAAAGAACCCGTATTTGATAGCGGCAAAGATACCCGATAAAACACATTTAATTCTTTTCCAAGTTGACGACAAAGAAGAAGCCGAAATATTGGCTAATAGCATGATTTCGGATATTAGCCCGGACGAGCAAAGATTGTTTAATGTTTATACATTTGGGCAAGCAATTTATCGATTGCGTGAGGTTTGCAATAATTATGATTTGGAAAGTATTATACAAGCATATAATGCGGCAAATGGGGTAAATCAAAAACTATTTTCATATCAAAGTAAAAAATGGATATGTAAAAACGTTATTGATGATTATATTTCAATGGTTGAATATTTAAACAGCAAAGAAAATGAAAGAAAATAACTACATAACAATTCCCGGTTTTTTACGTACCCGTTTAGATTTGAAAGGTAGTGAGTTGATAATAACAGCCCTTATTTATGGATATTCTCAGGATGGCAATTCGTGGTTTATGGGAAAGACCGAATATATTGCAGAATGGGCGGGAATTACTGATAAAAACGTTTTACGCAGTCTTAAAAGTCTGACAGAAAAAGGAATTTTAGAAAAGAAAGAAATGTTTGTCAATAACAAAGCGAAAAGATGTTATTATAGATTCAACTTTGAATGTGCCGAGTTACAAAACGGCACCGTAGCCGGGTATCAAAACGGCACCGTAGCCGGGTATCAAAACGGCACCGTAAATAATAATATAGATAATAATATATCTGATGATAATATAAAACCCGAAAATGAATTTTCGGGATTTTTCGACGAAAGCCAACAATCGAATACGCCTCAAAAATTAAGAGGTACAACAGAACCCCGGAAATGTTTATTTGTCAATAGCAGATTTGCAAAGTTTGATGATTTTGAAAAATGCTTTGATAAACCGGAATTTGAACAGATTGATATTTTATATTATTATCATTCCGTCGCCGATTGGAGCGCAAGCAAAGGCAGGATGCAAAAAGATTGGATTGCGCAAACACGTAATTTCATACGTGGCGACAAGGAAAAAGGAAAATTACATTTGAAACCCGAATACAAAGCCCCAACGCAAAGATTAAATGTTGCCGGGGCTATTGAGTATTTGAAAGATGATTATTAACATGGAAGCATTACCCGAAAAGACAAACAGATTGCCACAAACGTTGCCCGAAAAACGACAATCCGCCGCCGTTTTGCTTTATAGCGGAACGGCAAAAGCAATTGACGTTCGCCGGGCGATGGTTGAGTTACCGGAGGTTGCCAAAGCATTAACCCCGGTTGAAAAGTATATTTTCGTGGCGTCCACAAAAAAACAGATTGCCGAGATTGACGACGAAACGTTGATTGCCAAAACCGGGCAAATGTTCCGGTTTATCGCAATGGACGTGGGGTTTATCATTCCCACGGAAAACCGGGACGATTGGACGTATATTTGTACCCGGTTGTTGGATTTGCTCAAACGCTATTATTCGCAATTAACATTATCGGAGGTTAAATTAGCGTTTGAATTGCTGATTACCGGGGAATTAGACGACTATTTGCCAAAGGATAGGGACGGCAACGCCGAACGGAAACATTACCAACAATTCAACGCCGATTATTTCGCAAAGGTATTGAACGCATATTGCCGGAAACAAAACCAAGTTATCGGCAAAGCATATACAGCGTTGCCGGAACCGAAAAAGGAGTTAAGCCCGGAGCAAATCCGGTATTATCGCAATCAATCGGTTATGACTTGTTTAATGTGTTTTATGCGCTATAAATATACCGGGCGTTTAGTGTTTGGATTAACCGACGAAATGTTTGTTTATAATTGGTTGTTGGGCGTTCGGTTGGCGGATGAAGTGAAAGAAACCGAGGACGACCGCAAAGAAGCGTATAACCGATTTTTGGCACGTGCCGCCCGTGGATTCGTTAATGAATTTGCGGTTTACCATGTTCGGAAACAAGGAACCCAAAGCCCGGAAATTGATTATACAGCATTTGAGGTTGCCCGGCGTAAAGAGATTAAACGGACGTTCGACCGAATGATTAAGGACGAAATTTATATTTACCATTATTTGAAATTTGAAAAATGAAAATAGATTGTATTATAGGCATAGACCCCGGAAGCAATGGGGGGATTGTGGTTTGGCGACCCAACCACAACGCAACGGCAATTAAGATGCCTAAAGACATTAACGAGATACGGGATTTTCTGAACTATTACAAAGAGATTTGCATACCGATTATCTTTTTGGAAAAATTGAGCGTTCGCCCGGACGACGTAACGGTTGGGGATGCCGGGGCAAATATGGGTAAATTGTACCGCATTCAAAAGATGTTGCAAAACTTTGAGCATTTGAAAGCTATTATAACCGTCGCCGAAATACCATTTGTTTTGGTTAATGCTATGAAGTGGCAAAACGACCTTAAATTGCGTATCAAAGTAAAAGGGAAAAAGGAGGAAAAGGCAGACCGCAAACGACGGTTCCGGGATATTGCCGGGAAATTATACCCGGAAATTACCCCGGCGTTGTGGAATGCGGACGCAACGTTAATAATGCACTTTGGACGGTTCATTTTACAAAACAACCCCCGTTGGGTTTTGGAAAATTTGCCCCAACAAATGCACAACCGTTTATTTTAAGCCCGTAGGGACGTTTAATTATTCAAATGGTTGCTTATATGGCAGACGAAATAAAAGCCCCGCAAATCGAAAATCCCGAAAAAATAACGGCAAAAGATTTGGCGGAAATGGTAAAACAGATGCGGCACAACCAACGACGTTGCCAACGGAACCCAACCCCGGAGAAATTGGCAACGTTGGAAAGTTGGGAACGCAAAGTTGATGCGGTCGTTGCTGTATTGACCGATACACAAATGAAATTGTTTTGATATGGACGAAATGGATTATATCTATTTAGGCGACCGATTGACCCGCCCGGAATTGCGACGTATGCCGTGCCGGGCTGTTCGTCGTTCCGATGGTAAATGTATAAGAGGGCGCAACGGCAATATGTTAGTTGAGTTTAACGGCGGCGGTAAATGCGTTGTTTTGGGGCGATTATTGCGGAAAATAAAAAAATAGCCGAAAATAAAAGGCGAAAGTTTTGGTATATCCATTATTTTACATATATTTGCGGCATGAAAAAAGGTAAATACTTAATAGAATATGATTGTTACGTTGCTGAAAATGGCAATATAACGCAAAATGATAAGGAAATAAAGCCTTATTTGAACGGTGGCTATATGACTGTAAAATTAAAAATCAATGGTTTAAAAGTTATGCGGGTTCATAGATTGGTTGCTTTGGCGTTCATTCCCAACCCGGACAATAAACCATGTGTTGACCATATCGACGGGAATAAATTAAATAATCATGTTAATAATTTACGTTGGTGTACTATTGGCGAGAACCTAAAATTTGAGAACGTTAAACGTGTATCAAAATTATATCCCGTTAAACGTATTGATAAATTAGGTAATATTGTATGTTTTGATAATATTTTAGATGCGTGTGTTTTCCCTTGGCAAAAGTATGTAATATTACAGGTATGTAACGGGAAAAGAAAAACATACAACGGTTATAAATGGGAACATAACGACCCGGCGATTTCCGGGAAATAAATAAATTTAAAGAGCGATGTATATTAAGAAATTGGAATTGTTGAATTTTCAAGTTATCAAAGAGTTCAACGCAGATTTTGAGGGTAATGTATATTTCATTACCGGGGACAATGAGTTAGGCAAATCAACCCTTTTAAAAGCAATCGGCGCAATGTTGACCGGGAACCGGGACGCCGTGTTGAAAAATGGAGAGGACAAAGGGTTTGCAAAAATGGTTGTAGGTAACGACGGCGAAAATTACGAGGTCGAATTAAAGTTTACCAAAGCCAACCCCCGTGGGACGTTATCCATTAAATCCCAAACAACCGGGATGCGTTCGGATAACGTAAGTATGTTGCAAAAGGTTTTCGGATATACGGATTTTGACGCCGTGGAGTTTTCCCGGTGGTCTGAAACCGCCGAGGGTCGCCGAAAGCAAGTGCAATACGTCCGGGCATTGTTGCCGGAGAATGTGCAAAAACGTATTGCCGAGATTGACGCCGAGGTTATGACCGTTAAGGAGAAAAGAAAGGACGCCAACGCCGAGGTCAAGACGTACACGACCATTTGCGCCAACGCCGAAAGGCAGTTGAAACCGGGCGACGTCAAAACGTATGCCGAGAAAATCGACATTGCCGATTTAATGGAGGAACAAAACGAGAACGCCCGGTTGATTGAGAAAGCAAAAACCGTGCGTACCGCATTGCAAACCCGAACGGAACAATTGGAGGCAATCCCCGGTCGTATCAAAGCCGCCGAGAAAACCAAGAATACAGAGATTGACGCCGCAATAAAGTATGAGGCGGAAGCCCAAGCCGAATACGACCGGATTGTTGCCGAGGCAAAAAAGGCATTGGAAGCGGCAAAGAAAAAGAGCAAAGCGGATGCGAAAGCCGCCGCCGACAAATACAACGAAACATTGGCGCAAATCCAAACGGAAAAAGCCGATTACGAAACCCGTAAGAACAACGCCGCCGCATGGTTGGCAAAGTACGAGGAAAACAACCCGGAGAATTTGGATACAGCCGAACGCCTCAAACAAGCCGAGGAACACAACAAAATAAATGCGTTGGTTGTGGACTATCTGACGAAGAAAAAGCAAAAGGACGCCGCCGAAAAGGTCGCCCAAGCCCACGAAAAAAAGTTGTCGGATTTGCTCAAAGAGCGGGAAACCCTTATTGCGAAATCGGAATTGCCGATTGCCGGGTTGACGTTCACGGACGACGGTTTGGAGTTAAACGGCGTGCCGTTCGTCGCCGGGAAAGTGTCGGATAGTCAAATAATGGAGGTTGCCGCAAAATTGATTATCGCAAGCAATCCGACCGTTAAGGTATTCCGCATTGCGAGGGGCGAAAGTTTGGGCGCAAAACGTCTGCAATCCCTTATCGAATTAGCCCGTAAAGAAGGGTATCAAGGATTTATTGAGGAAGTCAAGCGAGGACAGGACGATTTAATTATTGAGGAATACAGCGAAACAGAGTAATTAACCGGGGGGACGGGTTCCCGTTCCCCTTAATAGCAAAAACAATGGCATATACATTGAACGAAAATTTGAAACGTTGGGCGGAACAATACGAAACCGCCGAGTTTATCCAATCCGACCCGGTGCAAATCCCGCACCGTTACGATAGCCGGGTAAATATTGAGATTAGCGCATTTGTTACGGCGTGGATTGCGTGGGGTTCCCGCAAACAGATAATCCAAAAGGCGGATTTTATCGACCGGGAAATTTTCAAGGGTGCGCCGTATCATTACATTGTTGGAACCGATACGCAGGGAGCCGCCCCGGAATGGAAGCAATACAAAGGCAGTAAAGAGAATTTTTATAGAACGTTTACATACGCCGATTTTCACGACCTTTGCGCCCGCTTGTTTGACGTATATAGTAAGTTTGAGAACATGGAAAAGGCATTGCAAGCGCAACCGGGTGTTCGTCCATTGGAGCAATTGCAATATCTTTTCGGCGATGTTAAGGGCGTGCCGGATATGGAAACGAAAAGCGGTTGCAAACGCTTATGTATGTTTTTGCGTTGGATGTGTCGCCACGGTTCCCCGGTTGACTTTGGATTGTGGACGATTTGCGACCCCCGTAATTTAATCATTCCATTAGATACCCACGTACATAAACAGGCATTGCGGTTGGGGCTTGTAAAACGTCGGACGCCGGATTTGCAAACAGCCATTGAGATAACCGACCGTTTCGCCGAGATATTCCCGGACGACCCAACAAAGGGGGATTTTGCGTTGTTCGGTTATGGAGTGAATAACGGTAAGGTTGCACCCGTTACGACGGAACCGGAGCCGGAAAAAGAGCAACCAACCGCCGTGGCTGATTTGTCAATTGCCGACGTTCTGAAAATGCGGTTGTTTTATGACAACGCCGCCGCCGAGGTTCGGGAAATATGGGAAAGTCGGGAAAAAGCCCGCAAAGCATTGAAAGCAACCGAGCGTTTGAAAGCGCACCCAATCGACGGGTTGCACAATGCCGGATTGTTGGAGCCGGGCGAATTTGTTGTTGCATTTGCAAAAGTATTGGATAAGCGGGAAACGAAGTTATCACGGGCGGAACGGGACGTTATCCATACAATCGGAATGACAGCGTTTAATAAGACAATGAAAAAATTAATAGCCGATGAAAAAGCGAGAAATAACAGCAACGGGGACAATAAACAATAACGGCGGGTTGGCAATGTACATGGGGGAATTAAACGAATTTTTAAAGGGTTGGAAAGGTTCCCGGATAATTGCCCGGTTCATTGTTGCGTCGCCCGGTTCGTCCGAGGCTTTGAAAGGCTATTATTTCAACTATGTTGTACCGACGTTTAAGCACGCAATTTGGGAGGCGGGCGAACGTCTTACAGAGGAACAAACCGAACGACGTTTGCGGGAATTTTCGCCGATAATGTATGAGCAAACCCCAAACATTGATACTGGGAAATACGAAACACGTTTGCGTACAATTGCAGAGTTAAGCAATGCGGAATTAATAGAGCATATCGAATTCCTAAAACAGCTTGCAAGTGAGGAATACTATTTGTATATTGACGACCCCCGAACGTTGTAGGTATGTTTTGCAAGTGTAACGGAAAGCGGAAAAATTACCCGTTGGCGGGTTGGCGGATTATCCGCCACGAATACACGCCAAAGCATTACAGCCGGATAAAGTGTTTGCGGTGCGGGTGCGTTTGGATTACACGGGCAAAATATGTTGAACAAACCCCCAACGAGGACGGGCAAAAAAAGACTTTTTTAGTATGGAATTAAACGACAAATCCCCGATGCCGCAAGGTAAATTTAAGGGGCAACCGATGGAAAACGTACCGTATTGGCATTTGCTTTGGTTGGACGGAAAACCGTTTTGTAACCGGGACGTCCAAAAGTATATAGACGAAAACCGGGACGTTTTGGAATTGGAAAAAAAGCGGGATAAATACCGCAATGAGAGCGAAAACAGTAATTAACGATTTAATTTTAAGGTTATGCAAAAATTTGATTTGAAAGATGTTTGTTTCTTTGATTGTGAAACAACCGGGGTTCTGGCAAAGGGTTTGAAATGGGATGCGGATTTTGAGCAATTCCCGCACGTCGTCCAATTGGCGTGGTCGTTGGGCGATAAGGAAAAAAGTTATATTATCAAACCCGATAATTACGAGATACCCCCGGAAACAACCGCAATTCATGGTATAACAACCGAACGGGCAATTGCCGAGGGCGTGCCGTTTGCCGAGGTTGTGGACGAATTTTTAGCGGATGCCAACGCCGCCCCGCTTGTATGTGCGCACAACATTTACTTTGATAGTTCAATGTTAAAAGCAAACGTTTTGCGCTATTGTGGACGGGAATATTACGACGCACATGTTGAGGACGCATTACATAAGGGTAAACGCATTGATATAATGATGAAAACAATTAAGTTTGTCGGCGCATTGTATTCAAACGGGCGACCGGGAAAATATCCCAAATTAGAGGAATTATATAGTAAGTTATTCCCCGGCGAAACATTCCCGGCGCATGACGCATTAGAGGACATACGGGCGTTGCGCCGTTGCGTCCCGGAATTGGTTAATTTGGGGATTATTGAGTTAGTGCAAAAGGAATACCCGGCGGAACAACTCAAAGCCCAATTTGAGCCGGAAAAGCCCAAAGGCGGGCGCAATATTGAGTTCCACGACCCCAACCCGGTAACGGAACCAATCGGAACCGGGGAACCCGTCCCGGAACCAACCCCGGAACCGGAACGCCCGGCGGTTCCGTCGAATAGTAAGACACGGGAATTATTGGACGAAACAGAATTTTAAGTTATAAAACCGTTCCGGGCGGATTCCCGGTAACAATCAAATAATTAAAAAATGAGCGAAGAAAAAAAAGCCGCAAACGTTATGTTGATACCAAGCGAAAAGGCGTTTGCATTGTCGAAAGTCAAGACATTAAAGGACGGCGGGTTAGACGTACATTATGAAGTTACCGAAACAATTGGTAATGAGAGTTACACGAACAAATACCACGTCGAAAGTGCAAAGGACATACACCCGGATTTGCGGGATTGTTTCGACCGTTTGCGCCCAATCATGGGACGGATTTTTAATATTATGTCCTTTCTTTCAATGGTTGAAACGTCCGATTTCAAAGCAACCAAAAAGCAAAGCGAATTATCACGGGATTTTGCCGACGAAATGTTGAAAAACATAGAGGTTCGGGGCGTGTCCTTTTCCGGTCAAGACGATAACGTAGGGGTTGTTTTAACCGGGTTGTTTACCGTGTCTAACAATCAGAAAACCGCAATCAATTCGCCCCGCCTTAAATTCAATACGGAAACGTTCGGGTTTGAGGAAGAATTAGAAGAAATTGTCGCCGACATTGAAACCGAGGTTTACGCATTTCTTTTCAAGGGCAAAAAGGCGCAATTGGAGTTGTTCGGGGCTGATGGCGAACCCGCACCCGGATTGAATGCCGAAAAGGTAGAGGACAACGGATTGTTCCCGGACGTTGACGACCCGGCGGACGACCCGGAACCGGACGACGTAACGGCGGAAATGTAAGAGTATGGAACCGTATTTGTTGACAGACCGGGACGAATACCAATATTGTATCAATCGGGGGTATAATCCCCTGATTGATATAAAGCATTTTACAATGGATATTCGTTTGAGGGTTGAGATACAACGGGAATTGTTCGGGCATTGTATTACGGGACGGGGCGCAAATATCATGGCGGCAAATGAACGCTTTTTCCGTTGGGTTTGGGAGCATAAGCCGCACCGATGTGAGGAATGTTTAAAGCCGTTACGGAATTATTCCGCCGTTTATTGTTCGCATATATTGACCCGTGGAGCGTTTCCCGAAATGGCGCATGATGCAAGAAATATAAATATACTATGTTTTGAACATCATTCATGTTGGGAGAATGGGGATAAAACGAAAATGCGTATATATTCCGGCAATATGATAATGATTGAATTAATGAAAAATGAGTATGCAAATTTGGAAAGATATTGAGGGTTACAAAGGACATTATCAAATTTCTAATTATGGCAATGTTCGTTCCTTAAAAAAAGGATGCGTTTCTAATGAAAGGCGGATATTTGAAAGGATATAAAATAATTAGTTTATGGAAAAATGGAACCGGGAAAATGTTCCGTGTTCATAGATTAGTTGCGGCGGCTTTCATTCCGAACCCGGACAACAAACCATGTATCGACCATATCGACGGCGACCGAGCCAATAACCATGCGGACAATTTGCGTTGGGTTACGGTTAAAGAAAATCAGAATAACCCAATAACAAAATCTAAATGGATTGGAAAAAAAGCGAAACCGCACCACGAAAAAGCGGTTGAGCAAATAAAAAACGGTATTGTTGTAAATGTATTTGTTAGCATACAAGAAGCCGCCCGAAAAGGCAATTTTTCGGCAACGGCAATTTGTAAGGTATGTAAGGGGAAAGGAAATTTGCATAAGGGTTATAAATGGAGATATAAAAAATGAGAATCAAAAAGAGGCAACCCGATTACGGGGCAATTTCCCGGTCGTCAATCAAAAAAGACTTTCAGAGGGTACAAAGATACCCCGCTGAGGAAAAACGCCCGCAAATCGAAGAATTGCCAAAAATAAACGCCGAACGTCGTATTATCCATATATCCGAGGTTAGCGGGTACGCCAAGTTTGCCCGGTACATTGTCGGTAAATTGGTACGACTAAAAGAAAAAGCGAACATTGGCGGCAATTCGTGGTATTGCGAGTTTGTACATGACGACGACCGGAAAGCCTTAAATATGGCGGCGGGTTGGTCTGATAATAAGAAAATGTATTTATTCGATGGCGTAAAATTCAAATAGTTATGAGTGTAAACAAAGTTATTTTATTGGGGCATACAGGAAAAGCCCCGGATTTTAAGGAGTTCGACAACGGCGGTTGCGTTGCGACCTTTTCGTTAGCAACAACTAAACGAGGGTTTACGACAAAGGACGGGCAACAAATCCCGGAGCGTACCGAGTGGCACAACATTGTATTGCAAAATGGGTTGGCAAAGGTTGCCAATCAGTACGTTAAAAAGGGCGATAAACTTTATATTGAGGGGGAATTAAGAACCCGGAGTTATGACGATGCGCAAGGCGTGAAACGGTATATTACCGAGATTGTCGCAACCGATATGGAAATGTTGACACCCAAAGGAACCGGAGCCGGAACGCAAGCCCCGCCGCCGCCCGTGCCGGATGCACCCGCCCCAAATAATCCCGACGACGATTTACCGTTTTAATTTGTTTTGAGTATGGGAGCGATAAACGGACGGGTTATTTACAGCCCAAAAGGGAAAGCGGCGGAATACACCGAGAATGCAGCCAATTTTTACGTTGGTTGTTCCAACGGATGCACGTATTGTTATTTGCGCAAAGGTATTGGGGCAAAGGTATTGGGCGGCAATACCCCGGAATTGAAAAAGGCATTGCGGGAATATCCATACGCATTGGATATATTTACGAATGAGTTATTGAAGCATAAGGACGAATTGCAAAAAACGGGATTGTTCTTTTCATTTACAACCGACCCGTTGTTACCGGAAACCCAACGTTTGACCCGTCAAGCAATCGGAGTTTGTCAACGCCACGGCGTCCCGGTTAAAGTGTTGAGTAAATGCGCCGAGGGTATAAATATTTTAATCGACTTTGCCGAGGCGTCCGAGGGTTGGGATAAATCCCGTATTGCCATTGGTTCCACGTTGACCGGGTGCGATGAATTAGAACCTAACGCAAGCGCAAACCGTATGCGGATAAACACATTGGCACGAGCAAAACGCCACGGGTTCCCAACCTTTGCAAGCGTGGAGCCAATCCCGCCGGGAATGTTTGACCGGGCGTTTTCTGTAATTGCTTTGTCGTACCCGTTTGTTGACCTGTTTAAAATTGGTTTGCAAAGCGGTTGCAGATACACGAAAAAGGAAACGTTGGGGTTTTATAATGACGTCGCCGAATATTGGGAGGCGCACCCAAATAAGACGCCCCGGATATATTGGAAAGATAGTTTTGTAAAAGCGTCCGGGATTGACCGGGAATTATTGCCCGGTTATTGCGTCCCGGCGAATTACGATTTGTTTAACGAAGAAAATAACGATTATGCAATTTAACAACAAAGATTACAAGCCCGCCCAACACGACCGTTGGCGGGCGTTAACCGTCAAAAATCCGTATGCAACACAGTTGGTAACGGCGGCGTATGAGGACAACGGGATTGTTTACGGCGAAAAATGTATTGAGGTACGAAGTAAAAACACGCCGTACCGGGGCGATTTAATGGTTTGTTCGTCCGCTAATCCTGTTATTCCCGGATATGAAAACGGCGTAACGTTGGGGTTGGTCGAATTATACGACGTTAAGCCCGTCGCCGAGTTTACCCCGGAAGATTGGGAGAATACCCGCATACCGCCCGAAAAACGCAAATCCATTACAAAGGGGTTCGGTTGGCTGATGCGGAACCCCCGCCGGGTAGTTGAGTTTCCAATTAAGGGACAATTGGGTATCTATAATCTCGTATATACCAAAGGCGTAATAACCGAATACCCACGGGCGTTGGTAGTTGATAAACAGAGTTACGAATTATTAAACAGAAAAGGAAATGAGTAAAAAACAAGTTGGAATTATCCGCAACAATGGCGACGTACATACGGCGCAAATTGGGTTCCATATCGGACGGGTTGGCGTATCTGTTTACGTCCGGGAATATTGGAAATATAAGAGTTGGTTTGTTGTTCCCGGCGTGTCCGTGGATGCGGTCAACGGTTACGACCGTTATGTTGACATTGAGGCGAAAATATTGTTTGTCGGTATTGGCATACGGTTTATATGGATTAAAAGAAAGGAAAAATGATGAAAGCAAAGATTTTATTGTTATCTTTGGCAACGCTTTTGTTGGGGGCGTGTCAAAGCGAGAACGAACCAACGGAGGTATTTAATTTACTTCAAAAATACGAGAGCATGGAAGAAAGATACGAGTTTGTAACGAATGCCACGGCGGCAATGATACAGATAAACGCCCCCCGGTATAATTGTAAGATTATCGAAATCGCATTAGCCGGGGGCGATAGGGTACGAATTTGCGTAAAAGGCGCAAAGGAAGATTTGGACGCATTGTTTGACTATGTAAACGAAGCGGGCAAAGAATGAGAGTTAAGCAACCCGAACCGTTCGGCCCAAACAGAGAGTACAACCCCGGCGAACGTTGCGTTTACCGGGGTATGGTATTGATTGCCGAGATATGGACGGCAGCGGATGCACGATTAGCCAACAACAACCCCGCAATATTTACGCAACGTTGCGTTCGCTGCAAAATCAAAAGGGAAGATTGCCCCGGAATTGGTAGGCAATGCGATAAATTCCATAGGAGCGACCGGAAAACGATTTATTGGCGTTTGTTGCGTATCGTCGGGGGATTTAAGGGCGTCGAAACATTGGAATTTAATTATAACGGAACAATTGCCGGGGTTAAGGTTAAAGCCGCCCCGGATAGTAATAACGAATAAATTTTTAGAGCGATGAACAAACAAGTATTAAGCCCCTTTGATTGCGATATGTGCGCAATGATTGAGGACATAACAAAACAAGAAATTGAGGTTACGGCGTCCGATACTTCAATACGTTTGAGTTGGGCGCAAAATGGAAGCGAGGGAAACGATAAAGCCGAGGGACAAAGGATTGAGGCGTTAAAACAGGCAATCCGGGGACGTTTGGGAGACCGTTTTATTGAGTTCTCCTATGCTGATAACAAACAATCGGTTTATATGAAGTACGACCCGGAAGAATACCCGGAAGAGGTAAGAACCAAGTTAGCCGACCCGGACGCAACGGCGGGTTCCCGGTATTGCCGCATAATGTTGGAAGTTGATGCAATCCAATTTCGCCGGGACAACGTGAACGACGTATTGAAGTTTACAGGCGGCGGAACGGTTACGACCCCAAGAACCCCGAACGGAAAGGCGGTTTATTCATTCCCGGACGGTAACGGAATATTCATTGATGTACCGGAAGATTGGTTTATTATCCGGGAGCCAAACGGACGATTTACTGCCCGCCCCGAAAAGGATTTCAAACGGGAATTTGAGCCAAAAGAAATACCCGCCGAAAAATCCCAAATACAACCGGATGAAACAAGCGGATGAAACAAGCGGATGCGGTAATTGTGTTCATTTCCTGCATGAAGATGCCGACGGCAACGGATATTGTGAAGCGTTCCAAGAAAAGCAAAATTGCGGTGTTATGCCGTGCCAACATTATATCAATAAACAACAATTGAGCGATGAATAAAAGAGAAAAGTTTGTAAAGGAGATTGCGGAAGTTATCAACCGCAATTCATTGGAGGGTAATTTCAATGATACCCCGGATTACATTTTAGCGAGTGTTGCAGTTGCAGCAATGGAGGCTTTTGCCGATGCGTCCAAAGTACGGGACGATTGGCACGGTTTTAGAAAGGCAGATAATGACCGGAAATATAAAGCCATTTGCGAAAGCCAAAAAGCAAAGCCCGTGAAAACTTGTAAGGGTTGCCCGCTTATTGATGTTTGCCCCGCCGTTCAAATGGAAAAGCAACCGGAACGCAAAAGGGAGTACAAAAAGCCGGAAGCGTTCGACGTGCTAAAAGAGGTGCAAGCAATGGCGGATTTTTTCGGGGAAATGTTTCCCGGAACCGAAGTTGAGATACACCGGATAGAACCCCGGAGAAAGCCACGGGATAAACGCCGGGCAAAGAACAAACGTAATAATCGGAAAGGAAAAACCATTTGAGGAATGAAAAAGGGAAATAATTGTTCCGGTACAATCCCGGATAAGTTGACCGGATGCGCCCCGGATAATCGGACACCCCAAAAGATATGCGGGACGTGTCGTTATTTTAACCCGGAATATCCGATAAACGGGAAACCCCGCCCGGTATGTTTAGCGTTGAAAGAAACCAAAGACGGGCATACGTATAAAATCACATTAGGAGTTGAACCGC